CAAGTTTCATCAAACGTCTGATTACTTCTGCCGTGAACCAATCGGTTGATGAATATCCTGCTCTGGAAGTGAACAGCAGTCTGGATAAGATTCAAGAAACTATCAAACAGAATCTGAATCTGTCTCTGGAGAAGAACAACCTTGCCGGTAAGATTGATATTGAATCCGTTGTGGTTGTGAAAGCAGACCTGCCTGACGCACTGGTTGCCTCTGTGAACCGTGTGGTTGCTGCCCAATCGGCAAATAAAGAGCAAGAGGTGAAAACTCGCACTGCTCAACTGAAAGCAGAAGAGAATAAGGCACTTGCTTCTACTGTGACGACTCAATCTCTGGAGTATCAACGTAACGAAATCCTCAAAGCAGCATTTGAGAATGGTAGCATCCAAAAGATGGTGATTATCAACGGTGCTAAGATGGATTTCCTGCCTGGTGGTCTGACTGGTAAGTGATGACACTTTGACAACTGGCACAGGGCATCCTTCGGGGTGCCCTTTCTTGCCTTATAATACTCTCATACGCAAAGAATAATGAAAAAACTTTTCCTTCTTTCCGCACTTCTGTTTGCTCCGATTCCCGTGATGGCACAACAAGTGAATAACTTTGCAGTCTGCACTCAGAATCAAGAAGTCTATCGACCCGGTGGATATGATCGTTATGGTAATTATGTACCTGGCGGTGTAAGTGTTCAAACTTACAATGTTCCTTGCAATGGTGCAAATCAGTACTATAGTAATGGTGGTAAGGCAACTAATCCAAACTGTAATCCTACAAGAACTGTATTGGGTGCCGTACTTGGTGGTGCAATTGGTCGTGCTGCTGCCATGAATTATCCACGAAATTATGGTTGGGCAACTGCATTGGGTGCATCACTTGGAGGACTTACTTTTGCTTGCTGATGAATGAATTCACTTTTCGTCAAATTATGTTTCTTTTGCATGAAGATTCTTCGGATCAAGCATATGCTGCAATGGAATATTTTTTCTATGAATATGTGCCAGATAATGTAGATCCCAATGTTACATTAATTGATTATCTTGATAATAGGATGTATGTATGACTAATCTTGAAATTCGGCAACAACTTGATTTACTAATGTATACTATTAGAGAATTTTATGATTATAGTTCAGAGGAAGATTATGAAGAAGATGATGTTGAACTTTATCATGAATCCATAAAAGTTTATAAGCATCTAAGATCTTATTTTAAAGATGACAACAACTGACAAACTCATTTTCATTTCTTCGTTCATTTGGTTTTTGCACTGGGGTTCATGTATTACATTAAGACTTCTGGATACGGTTATTCTAAACGCCTCTGTGAGGACATTACCGTTTGGTTTCTGAATAAGTTTCTTCCACGACATAAAATTGAAGTGGAGATTCTGCATCGTGGACTGAAGCGTGAATTTGTCTACGGTTGGTGTGATTTTGAGGATGATTTTAGACGACCACGCAGTTTTCTGATTGAACTTCAGACTCATATGAATGAGGAGTTGTATATAAAAACTCTTTTTCATGAACTGGTTCATCTACGACAGTGGGTGATGGGTTCCCTGCAGTTCCGTCGTGGAAAAATGCTTTATTGTAAAGAACCAGTGGAATTTTATGCTTATGACGATCAACCACACGAAATTGAGGCACGGGAGCAAGAAGAAACGCTATATCTGGAGTATATTCTGGAGAAAAACCCTGTGCCACCTCTTGAACTGGCACAGCACTTCCCGAACCGCCTGCTGCAGGCAGTATAATTACAAGGTAATCAAGGGAACGAACCCATGACTCTTCCATCCCACAACGCGATCTCCTTCCGTTCTGAAGAGGAGCATCAGGCAGCACTCTACGATGCTTGCCTGCTGATTGTGAACACCTACAATCAGACTGATATGCTTGATGGTTATGATGGTCTTGGTTTGACTTCATATGGTTTCATGAAGTTTGCCCGAAACATTATCAACAATTTTGAAGGCAACTGAAATGATTCGAAGATTGAATATTAAAGAAATTCTTCTAGACCCAAAGAAGAAAAAAGAACTGATTGATCGTGTAGTAGAAACCCTAAGATTGCCTTGGATTAAATGACTTACATCGTTACAATAGAAACTCTTAACGGAGAGTATTTTCAAGAGATTGTGGAAACCAATTCCGAATCATCTGTTCTCTGTGAGCGCATCTTTAATCAAACTCCAAATGTTCGTTCAGTTGAAGTAAATCCCACATAATTAATGAATATGACAGAAACACAAGTAAATCTAAATGTGCATGAGATTGGTATTATCCTCTCTGCACTTCAAAATCTAGAGAATATTGATCAAATTCACATTGCCAGAGACTATGGGAGTGCGCCAGCACTCTATAACAAACTCTATTCTGTGATGGAGCGGATGGACAGTTCGCAAACTGGACTACGGTACGACCTGACCCCCTCCTTCTGACCTATAATACTCATATACACACAAGACACCGAACATGGGTTACTACACTTACTACGAACTGAGCATTGACAATTCTCAAGACAAAGGTCATGTTGAGAAAAAGAAACAATCCGAAATTGAAGAAATTCAACAATCAAATATCTCTGATGAGTTGAAGAAACGACTCATCAAAGATGTTGAAAAGATGTATGAGACCAGCATTGCTACTCAAAATGATGTGGTTAATTTTCTAACTTTCAATCCATTTGGTGTTCAACAAAAATGGTATGACCACACTGAGGATATGTGTAGGCTTTCTAAGGAATATCCGAATGTGCTGTTCATTCTTACTGGTAAGGGTGAAGAACCTGAGGATATGTGGGTCAAGTATTTTATGAATGGTAAAGTTCAAGTTGAAAATGCAGTCATCACTTATGGCAAGTTTGATCCGAAAAAACTGGTAGCAGTGTGACACTCTGACAACTGGCACAGGGCACTCCACATCACCCTGGATGCCCTATAATACTTTCATACACACAGAGGACTGATGAAACCAACTTACATCTTTCTTGCATTCATTGCCATTCTGATGTATAATGTAGTTCTGATCAAACGTGATCAAGAACTCTTCAAGGCATATGACACTAAATGTGCCGAAATCTCACATCCCCATTGCCATCTTTCCAAATGAACGATTCTGATATTAACCAATTCATCAAGGCACTTAAGGATTTCATCAAACATGCCGAAGTGGAAAAACTGTACCATCAGAGTAAGATGGCATATCTGAACTCTAAGAAAACTGCTCAAAAAACAGTTCATGATGAGATTGAAAAAAAAGCGGCAGAACTGGAAGTGACGGTTGATTACTATCTTGCCGAATTCATGTGATATGAATGAGAAAAGCAAACTGATTCTGGCACTTCTACAGATTGATAATCTCACTTCTCTTCTGAAGGGAAATGAGTATCAATCTTTTCTGTATTCACATCTCATTTCACTTCAAATTGAAGTTCAAAGACAATTGACAAATCTCACACATTCATCTACAATTAAGGAGTAATTTACAAAAACAAATGAAGTATCTTTATATCGTTGATTACTGGGTTCCGTTTCCAGCATCTGAAGGTGGTGGTCTGATCAATCTGATTGCTCAATCTGATACTGAGGCATTTGAACTTCTTGTTGCAGAAAAGCAATTTGATGATCGCTATACAGATCGGATTATGGATCGTGTAGTCAATGCACAAAAGTTCGCTCTTGTTGATGAATATGAATCTGGCATTCTGGAGGCATTTACCACATGACACAATTGTATCGTATTGAAGAATTGTTTACAAATGGTTGGGAGTTGATTGACGAGTCAGCAACCAAACTTACAAAGGAACAATGTAATCAAAAACTTCAACATTATCTTACTCAGGGATATAATCCCAATTGTCTTCGTGCAGTATTAGATTTGGAAGAATGAGTTATGTTCCAAAAGTCAATGATTATGTGACATGGAAAAGAAATGTTGAAGGTTGGGTTTATTTCAAGGATTCTGACTACATTACTATTGAGGTTTTGGTAAAACCAAAAAATCAAATTAATTATAAGGCATCGTCAATTCATGCAAATGATCGTCTTTTGGTTTTATGTTATCAGAAACAGTGGAATGAACTTAACTACTTGAAGTCAAGAACATCAATTTATGAAAAATAAAATATCATGAAAATATTTGTCGCTGGTGCTATCTTTGGTGTAATTCTGGCATTTGTATTGCACTGATAGACCACTTTTCAAACTGGCACAGTCTGATGGCATTTGCCTCATAAGATACCTTATAATACATTTGACAATAAGGAGGAATTCTCATGCAAACCCCAATGATTGAAATTAATGAACATAACTATTGTGATCAGAAACCAGTCACAATAGAGTTTTCATTTGAAGAACATAGTCTTTTCAATGATGTTCTGAATCATTTTCTGGACATTTATGATTTTGTTGGATATGGTGAGATCTATGATCTTTCCGATGATTCTGAAATCAAAAAGAAATATAACATGGTTATGAATATGAAAGAACGATCTCATCAACTCTGGGCACATCGTTTTGACAATCCACCATACAATAATGATTGAGGGTGAGATCTAAATACAAATAAAAACATGAAGACCTTCTCACAGTTCATGTCCGAAAGTGGTGGATCTCCATATCAACCATATAAACCAGTGCCACAACCAGAACCTTAAGTCTTATGAACCTTAAAATTACTGCATACAAAACTGAATATGGCATTTGGGCATTCGATCATGAGCATCAAAATACAGTTGCCGAAGCACTCTGCAATGGAACTGAATTGGTTTTAGATGAGTATTTCCGAATTGGAATGAATCGTGATCCAAAACTTCAAGATGAGATTGAAGTTTATGTGAGTACTGAAGATTTTGATGATTCTGATACGGTTCTTTCATTTCAATCAACAAATGATCAAGGAACCACATATCTTGATATGGTTCTCTTTGAAAAAGTATGGTTGTGCCCCTGGTTGCAATCTTATTTTGGATACAAACCAACCGAATTATATGTTAAACTGACACCAGTAAATCCTGGTCTCAAGAATTTTAATAAAAACTATGCGAATCCATTTGCCAAATATGTAAAAAAGAATGAGGATGAACTTGATAAAATGTTGGAAGGAATTAGTGAAGAAGAATTGACTGATTTTATCAATTCAAGTTATAGTAATGATGGTAAGTTATAAATAACCCTAGAGGTCAAATCAAAATCAATGAAGACTTTTAGAGAGTTTTTAGAAATATCAGAAAAATATTACGAACCAGATGAACCCTTACCATCAGGAAAGACTCCTTATGGTAAGGCGACTTCTTCGTATTATAGACAAAAAGGTGAATTTAAGAGAGATCCAACTAGAACATCGGATCAAGCTTTTAGAATTGCAAGACAAGGTAGTAGAAGAAGAAATGAAGTCAGTCGAGGTGCTAACAATCCTGACTTTGATGCAAGACCTGATAAAACTGGTAAATATGACATAGATGCCGACGCAGGTTATAGTATGAGAGTGCGTGATACTAAGAATGATCTTGAGATGAGAATTCGTCAAAAGGATCAGATTGCTCCATCTCAAGGTAATAAACCAGTTTATGATGTTGAGTGGTATAATCAGTCGGGAAAAAGAAGACATAATCCTGGTGAAGCAAGATCTGTTGCAAGAAATGTTGCAGATATGTGGAAGAATCAAGTTGCTCCACGTATTCCAAGTAACTCAATTTTAACAAACTTCCCCATCAGTAACGATACTAGTGAGCGTAATACAAGATCAAAATTATACTCTAAGATTGCTGGATTTGGCAAACCGGGAATGCAAGGAAGGCAATATGCCAATGTTGGTCGCAATCCATCACCAAGACAAGCGGCAAAGGGTGCTCAGCGCATTACACCACTTTCTGGAAATCTTGATCCAAAATGGGCAAGTAGGGATGAATTGGTTGATATGGACGCTAAAAGAATGCATTTACCTAGAGACAGTCGAATTAAATTGGATAAAGAATTTGGTAAACCAAGACAAATTGCACCAGCAAAACCATCTAGACCTTCACAGACTAAAGCATTGAATGCATTAAAGTCAACTCCAAAAACCAAGGCACCATCTTTACCAAAACCTCCTACAGTAAAACCATCTGCAATTTCTAAAGTACCAAGAATTAAATTAAGAGGATCTGGAAAGGCAGCACTTGCTGGTGCAGCATTAACTGGTGCAGCTGCCTTAATTAACTCATTGCGATCCAAAAAAAAATAAATAAATAATATAAAGGCAAATTTAAGTAGACCTATGAATAATCAAAATATCGCACATGATTTAAAAGAGTTATATTATACTCAAGTATATTCTGAAGGTGCATTTGGTAGTGCTTCTATGCCTGCTGCATCATCCGATGCTGCAAAAGGAGCTGCTGACAAACACAGAAAAGCAGCAGAAACGGCAACAAGTGCTAGTGATAGAAGGCGTCACAGAGATTCTGCAGCTCGTTATGAAGTAACTGCAAGACGCATGAGTATGACTGCAGATCACTATGAGTTTTTAACTGGTTATTTAATTGCAGAGAATTTTGCATCAGATTTAGATTCTGCTTATGCAATTATTGAAAATATGAGTGATGAATGGATGCAGTCAATCTTTGAGCAAAATTTAAATGAAGTTCGTGGACTTGGTAAGGTTCTATTCAGGGGTCTTTCAAATGCTCGTAATCGTGGTATGAGAGTAGATCCAGAAACTAAATCTTTCTATAAGGAAACACAATTAGATGATACGATTGAAACATTAAGGACTAGAATTCATCAGTCTAATCGAGGTGTGAAGGGTGCTCCTATTCCAGCAAATAACCCAACTATTCGCAATTTAGAAGCAAGAAGAGATAAAATTAATCAAGTTAGAAATACTGCAAAATAATAAAGTGAAAACATTTCAAGAGTTTCTTGAGGAAAGTGCCCTTGCAAGATTGGCACTTCGGGGTATAAGATCTGCATCAAGAGTTGCAAGAACTGCTGATGGTGGAAGAAGAGTTACATCAGCAGCAAGAGCAACAAGAAATGTAAGATCAAGAGTAGTAGAACCAAAAGGAATGCCCGAAACAGGTACAACAAGATACTTTGATCGTAAATTAGGTAATAGCGATCTTGCAGCATTTAAAAAAGCAAATTTTAGAACAAGTCGATCTGACGCTAGAGATTATGACAGAACCAGACCACGGTCTTACAGTTATAAATCAACACCATCAGGAGAACCCTCTTTTTATACAACAATTGTTTCAAAATATCCGAATCAAGCGGCATATGCACAGAGACAATTGCCAGATAAAAAGTCTTATGGTTTCAATGCAAGAACACAACAAAGTGGATTTAAGGTAACTCCATCAAGAGAAAGAGCATTCTTTGCAAGTCAGTTAAGAAAACAACTGGGAGGAACAAGAACTCCTAAACAAGTTGCAGATATTGAAATTGGAACAAAATCAGATTATTATAGAAAAAATGATCCGACAGATCTGATCGGAAGAGGTAAAGAATTTGTTCAAACACTAAAAGATGTTCCACAAAGACTTGCAACATCGAATGTGAAACCAGGTGATAAAGTCACTGCTCATCCAGCAGCAGTGATGCCAGGTGAAACAAATAAAGTAATGGGAAGAAAAAAAAGAGCAGATCTTTATAAGAGGATTGCAGGAAATAGGATGACAAAAATGAATCCTGTGACTCAGGCACTTGTAGGTACAATGCAATGAAGACATTTCAAGAGTTTAACGAAAGTGCTGCTATTGCAAGAGGTGCCTTAAAATTACTTAGATCAGCATCCAGAGCAGGTAAAGTCGCAAGAACCGCTGATGGTGGAAGAAGAGTTACATCAGCAGCAAGAGCAACAAGAAATGTAAAATCAAAAGCAGTTCCTCCTCGTGGTCCAGGTGAAAATACATGGGATAGACTAGATGCTAGAAGAAGTATTTCAGATAAAGTAGTACTAAAAAAGGCAGGATTCAAGAGACGTGATCCTAACGAACAACCTAAAGAAACTGAAGCATGGGCATCACCTCATCATTCCACTATGGTCCGCACTTATAAAAATCAAAGTGATTACGTTATAGATCAAGTACCACATAAAAATCTTGCATCTGGAAGAGCAACAAGAAAAGTAAGATCAACTGCATCTATAGTAAGACACGCAAAAGCATTAAGAAAGCAGTTAGGTGGTGATCGTACATCAAAACCAGTACATGATGTTGCAATTCTAAGTGATAGATCTTATGCTAAAAATGACCCAGAAGATTTGATCTCAAGAGGTAGAAGTTTCAGGAAAGAAGTTGGTGCCGTACCTAGTGCATTATGGAAAGCAGGTGCAAACCCAGGTGATAAAGTTACGTCAGAACCTTCAGGAATTATGAGTGGTGAAGACATAATAAAAGGAAAAGAAAAAAGAGACAAGATCTATACGAAGGTATTGAAAGCAAAGATGAATCCAAAGACTGGTAAGACGATGGGTACATATAGAGATATGGATAATAACTAAAACCTAAATGTTCTTTATTCCCTAAAATAAATGAAAAACTTTCAGCAATTTCAAGAAAGTGCTGCTATTGCAAGAGGTGCCTTAAAATTACTTAGATCAGCATCCAGAGCAGGTAAAGTCGCAAGAACTGCTGATGGTGGAGATGTCAAGAAGTAAGTAGGACACCTGAACAACTGGCACACAGGGCACTTCACAGGTGCTCTTTCTTGTCTTATAATACTCTCATACGCAAAGGACTCAAATGTTCCAATTCGCAGAAGTCGGTGGTGCAGTCCGAGACAAGTTTCTTGGTGTAGATTCCAAGGATGTTGATTTCGTTGCAATCCCGATAAATCCAAAGATGTTCGCAAATGCCGATGAGGCATTTGCTACCTTAGTGAATGTTTTGAAAGTTGATGGATTTGAGGTTTTTCTAGAAACTCCTGAGTTCTTCACTGTTCGGGCACAAGTTCCAACGTGGCATCCTGTGAGGAAAAGAACTACTGTTGCTGACTTTGTTCTGGCACGGAAAGATGGTCCGAGTAGTGATGGTCGTCGTCCTGATTTTGTTCTTCCCGGAACCCTGATGGATGACCTGCAACGACGGGATTTTACCGTGAATGCGATGGCAATTCTGGATGGGGAACTGGTGGATCCTTTCGGTGGTCGTGAAGACCTTGAGAATAATCTTCTTCGGTTTGTGGGTAATCCTACTGACCGAATTGCAGAAGATGGTCTGAGGGTTATGAGGGCACTGCGGTTTCACATTACCAAAGGGTTTAATATTGAAGGACAAACTTGGGATGCAGTCAATAGCGATTTTGCTGCTGAAATGCTGAACAAGGTTTCGGTTGAACGTATCCGTGAGGAACTTGAAAAAATGTTTCTTGCAAATACCGTTGCTACTATGGAGACCCTCAGTGATGTGAGGCGTAAAATGAAAAATGCCATCTTCCGTGATGGTCTGCGTCTGATGCCCACTCTGAAAAAGTAAATCACTATGCTTGCTCTTATTTGCCTTTCTCCATTCGTAGTAATTTTTCTCCTAGTATTACTTTTCGATGATGATATTGAAACTTTAGATAAAAACCACCACCTCAAAAAGTAAATCATTATGAACGACCTGATTGAAGCACTCCAAATATTTTCCAAGTACGGAAATCCAGATTATCCAACTCATTGTGAACACGAAGAACTAACTATCTCTGCAGAAATTGACCCAGATGATGTGCCTTATGATGATAGGATTAGGTTGGAGAAGTTGGGGTTTTTTGTAAGTTATATTGATGGTGATGATTCTGGAGTTAGTATTTTTAAATCCTTTAGGTTTGGTAGTTGCTGATTATTAAAATGAATGAACCTCAAAGAACATCTAAAACAACGGCACCTAAACCTTTCGTTGATGATGATATTGAAACTTTAGATAAGAACCACCACCTCAAAAAGTAAATCATTATGAAACTACATTACGAAATCAAACACCCTAAAGAGTTGGAAACTATGAAAGAAAATGGTGATATTCAAGATTATTCTCTTTATGATAATGATTTTGGGGAGACTCTTGAAATTACATTTCCTTCAGGTAAAACTCTAGTAGTTCATAACTGGGGTGCAGAATACAACTGTTATCTTGATTTTACACAAACTCCAGATGAACCTCAAAGAACATCTAAAACAACGGCACCTAAACCTTGAACTACATCGTCCATTTTTAGATGAAGAACTCAACATCGCCACTTTTTATTGCTGGAACCCATCAGGACAAATGGTAGGATACCAACAATACAACCCAAATGGTGATAAGAAAATCTTTAATTCTAAATTGGAGGGCAAATACTATACCTACAGAAACAAGAATCACCAAACAGTAGTTGTATGGGGCACCGAAAGTCTCTATCAGTCAGATGGTGTTGTCTATCTGACTGAAGGAATCTTTGATGCTGCCCGTATGACAAATATGGGGCAATCTGCTCTTGCTGCTATGGCAAATAATCCTCCAAAGGATTATAGAAACTGGTTGCAAATGCTAAATCGTCCTGTGGTTGCTGTTTGTGATAATGATGATGCAGGAAGAAAACTTGCCAAGTTCGGGCATTATGTAGAAGTAGTTCCTGATGGTAAAGATTTGGGTGATGCTCCTGATGATTATGTCAGGTATCTACTCACCAAGTATGCCACCTGACGAACTGGCACACTGAGGCACTCCAGACTCCTCTGGATGCCCTATAATAGTCTCATACACACAAAGGAGAGTTTCCAAATGGGTCTTGATATGTATCTCTATGCCGAAAAGAGATTTGGTTTTTGTAGTTGGGATAAAGAAGGAAAGGATAATGAAAAGTTTGATAAACTTGTAGAGTTTGCAGAACTGAGTGATGTTGTGGATAAACAAATTGGGTCTGTTTCCGCATATGTCAAAGTTGAAGTTGGGTATTGGCGAAAGGTAAATGCCATTCACGAATACTTTGTGGGTAACTGTGCTAATGGTGTAGATGAATGTCAAGAGATTGAAGTTTATCGAGAAACTTTGGTTGCTCTGAAAGATATTTGTGGTCAACTGAGTTTGACTAAAGATGCAGAACAAGCAAAAGAACTTCTTTGCCCTAAAGGTGGTTTCTTCTTCGGAAGCACTGAGATTAATGAATACTACTTTGATAATATTGAATACACTTATGAACTTCTGACTAAGATTCTGGAAAATACACCAGAAGATTATCACTTCATCTATCGAGCATCCTGGTAGACACTTCCCAAACCGGCACAAGACCCCTCCACAGGGGCACCAGATGCCTTATAATAGTCTCATACACACAAAGGAGGTTCTCCAAATGTCTTTTACTGCTGAAGGAACTATTGAAATTGATTTGGCAGAGTTCTTCACTTGGATTTACCAAAACTACGCACCTGTAAATGGTGTTGAGTATCAGTATGGTGTTCCTCGTGTGAATAAGAGTAATCAAACACTTGAGATTGATTTTGCGATGGCAACTGATTGTAATCCAAAGGATTGGATTGAACAACCTGATGCAGTCAATCAGTGGAAGGACACTTGACGAACTGGCACACTGAGGCACTCCAGACTCCTCTGGATGCCCTATAATAGTCTCATACACACAGAAACCTCCTATGAAAATCAGCACTCAAATTACTATCCAAGATCATAATGGTTTTTGGTATCAGGTAGAAGATATTCATACTGATGTGGGTTGTCCTGGTTGCACTATTTCCTATTGGGAAGAAGATAGTGAGCGAGGTGATAAACGACATTCATTCATTTGTATGAATAAGGAAGAAGCACTTGCTATTGCTGATGCCATCTACAAACTCTTTAAGAACTGATGGACTACGAAACTTACATAGACATCAAGCAGTATTCTACTGATTGTTATTTTTCTTACACCCTCAGGGTTACAGATGTAATGAATATGGATTACTACTATAGTGGTACTGCTAAAACTCTTGATGATGTTATGGATTGTATCAAACTTCACCTCAAACAACACCAGAACTGAAATGACCATCAAATCTGTGATTGTAACACGCTCTATTGAGTATTCTCCCGAAGTATATCTTGAGTGTTGTGAAGAAACTGGTGAAACTCCTACACAAGAAGGATTCATTGAATTCATCCAAGATTGGATTTATGATGACTTTAGGTGTGGTAACACCACACAAGAAATCACCGAACTCAACTACTGAAAATGACTATTTTTTCCCGAACTCTTGATAGAGGAAATTACAAGAGTGTTGCTCAGTGTGAAGAACTACTATTTGTTTATGGTGAATATCGTGAGATGGCAAACGATATTTCAAATGATTGTGGCAGAACTATCAGTAGTGCTTCGTTGATTATGCTTCTTCAACAAATGACTGACCGCATTTGTGACCTTGAACGTGAAATCGCAAAACTCAACGGAGAAAATTGAAATGACTGAAAAAGACACCTATGCATACTGCGAACACCTTATTCAAAAAGAAATTGATGAGGTATTTGTGACTGTTAGTAGTTGGAGCAGAGAATGTGCCGACCATAATGAAGAGTTTATTTCTTTCAAACAAAGAAAAAGTGAAGAACTCAAAAACCTCTACAAACACTTGGAGAACATTCAAAAACTGAAAACCTCTTATCTTACTGGACGATAATGACTAACCAAATTACCAAAGAACAACTAATCCGAGTTAAAATTCTTCCTCAACTTGAAAGTGTTTCTGATTTTTTGCTTGATTGTCACGACAATTCCACAGCAAAGCATTTTGGTAGGAAACTGGATAAAATTACTGAAGAACTCATCACTATTTTGAACGACGAGGACACCTGAACAACTGGCACACAGGGCACTTCACAGGGGAACCAGATGCCTTATAATTGATTCATAAGCAACCCAACCAAATGAACATCAACGGATACGAAATCAAACCTGGTGCTAACCTTGTGGGTGCTTACCTTGGGTGTGCTTACCTTGTGGGTGCTAACCTTAGCGGTGCTCACCTTGTGAGTGCTAACCTTGTGAGTGCTAACCTTAGGGGTACTAACCTTAGTGGTGCCGACCTTGAGGGTGCCGACCTTAGTTGTGCCGCCCTTAGGGGTGCCGACCTTTATGGTGCCATCCTTAGGGGTGCCTACCTTAGGGATGCCAACCTTAGTTGTGCCGCCCTTAGGGGTGCTGACCTTAGGGGTGCTGACCTTAGGGGTGCTTACCTTGAGGGTGCCATCCTTAGGGGTGCTGACCTTTATCGTGCCGACCTTAGGGGTGCCGACCTTAGGGGTGCCTACCTTTATCGTGCCGACCTTAGGTATGCCAACCTTGAGGGTGCCAACCTTGAGGGTGCAAATGTAACAGAAACCATTCTTGATGGGAAAGAAGAACCTTCTCAAGATACCACTTCACTTTCTGAAAAAGTTAAAGAACTTGAGGAAGAAAACAAGAAACTTAAGGATACACTTAAGGCAATTCTGGCACTTCTGGACACCTGAACAACTGGCACACAGGGCACTTCACAGGGGAACCAGATGCCTTATAATACAAAGGTAGTCAAGGGAACACTCCCATGAACATGAGACCCAAACGGTACTTCTTCTTCGATGAGTATGGTGCATGGTACAAGGTGATTGCAAGTTGTCTTGCTGCTGCTACTGCACAACTTCCTGCCGATTTTGAGTACGATTACTACGAGGTTCACAAATGATTACCTTTGATTATGTCGTTCACAAACTCTACTGTGATCGTAAAGAATGGGAATGCTATTCTTACACTCCCGATTCAGTCATTGAAGAGATCAATGCACTTGTTTATGCAGTAATCACAACCAACACTGAACCTATAATTGCACAGAAGATCATTTATGATACGATCTATGCAAATGAGATGTATCGTGGATATGGTTTCAGTGATTCTGAGTGCGATCAGTGTACGACCAATATCATCAATGAGTATTATGGTAGTGACATTGATCGTTGGGTAAATCGTTCTCTAATTGCAGAACATAAGAATGAGAAGTGGATTCATAACGTAACACCTCAAAAAAACAACACACAGGAGAAAAAAGCAGTGGGACTTACACAACAAAGTTACGAACGACTTGCTGAAGCACTTGCTGATGAAGTATCCTGTTATATTGCTGAGGATGACAGGTTTCGGGAAATGATTCTGAAGTTGATTCCTGAAGCAATTCAGAGTAAACTTGGTCTTGTTGATGCTGAAGTTATTGGTGAGTTGACTGCTCATCTTGCACCTAGAATGGTTCTTGTTGATATGGAATTCAATGTCTGAAAATTACTCTCTACTTGAACCGATTCCTGCTTGCCGCGATTGTAAGCATTGTCGTTTGATTCCTGGTCTTTTTCATGTTTGCCAAAAGCATTATGTTGAAGAATTGGATTACATTAAAGGCATAGTTTATGCTGTTGATATGGTTTGTATTGAAGTCAGGAAAGATAAATCTCTCTGTGGTCGAAATGGAAAGGATTTTGAGCAGAGGGAAAACCCACTTGAAGAAGACAAACCCAAATCAACTTGGTGGCATCTCAAGCAAATGATTAAAGAATTCTTTTAAGCATAATGAATTACGAAACTGAAATCATAGATGGACACAAAGCAGTTGTCCGTCATTTCTTCAAACATCATGAAATCCAAGTTGGTTCTCGTTGGGCACGGGCAGATGGTTCCAAGGGTTATGTGACCGTTGAGGGTTTTAATTCTTATGGTTCTACTGACCCTTGGTATGAGGTTGTTTATTCTTGGGAAGAGAATGGTGTGAAGAAAACCTGGCAAAAAGAAACTTTTGCTTTCCAGTGCCGTTATTGCTTGATTGTTGAGGACACCTGATTAACTGGCACAGCAGGGCACTTCAGACTCCTCTGGATGCCCTACAATAGTCTCATACACACAGAAACCTCACATGACCTTCTCTGACTTCGTTGCAACCCGTCCTATGGTTCAGGCACAAGTGAACGATGTGCTTCGTTATACTGAATCTCTGGTCAATGCTCTGGATGAGAACTATCGTCTTCACACTACGAAATCTCATCAGAATGCCATTGCCAAGAATGGTATTGTGGATGAATCTTATGTTCCCTATCATGAGAAGTGTCTGGAGCAAATTCGCAATGGCACTTATGATTATCGTATGAATTTCTATATTGTGGAGAGTCGTAAGTATCTGCGTATTGAAATGGAAACTGGTGTCAATCATGATGGTAGTGTGAAGCAAAAGAGTATTCATGCCTTCATTGATAAGAAGACTGGTGAAGTGTATAAACCTGCAACCTGGAAGTCTCCTGCCAAGCATGTGCGTTTTAATCTCATGGATAAGCAATCCCGTGATAATTGCTATCGTCGTGCTGACTGGGCAGGATCTTATCTGTACAAATGATGTTTGATCCACTTAAGGAAGGATTCTACTATGTTGAGTACACTTATATGAATTGTACTCTGAAGGCAGTATATTTTGAATTAGAATCCGCACAGGAAGCAATGGTTAAGATGATGAAGAGAGGTGTTGAGTGTCATGGTCTTCATCAATGGAAACCTAAGTTAGAAATAGTATCAATTAAAAAAAGGTATTAAAAAATATATAATTGTTTTTTATAATGATAGTGTTATATGATGTTATTATCTTTTAATACTTTGAGTCTTATGCTTTCTAAATGCCTTATAATGCCTTATAAATGGTCGATTCTTATGCAAGTTTGGCGAGCGCATTATAACACACTCACTTCGCAAAGTCAACCCCCCGCGCCACCATAAGAACTGGCACAACCTCACAAGATCTCAATATCATCATATAACACTATCATGATATGTTAGTATTTCAATATATTTGTACTTTATAAGTGCTATATAATCTTATGTGAATCTCGACGAGACCTGCACGACTGCTTGCAATCTCGACGAGATCATGCTACAATATCAAAGTCACTCACAGAATCTCGACGAGCATTATGTACGACGACTACGATCTCGACTACACATTTGGTAATGATTACAATCTCGACGAAGACTCATATGCCGAACTAGGTGCATCAGATCTCGAAGAGGATTATGCGCGAGATGGTCAAGACTATCAAAGTCTTGCATATCGCCACTATGCATGATAGAATTCAGTACAATCGCATTTAATTCTCATGATCGCACAAAAACGACAGGTAAGAGTTGTTCTAGACATCGAGTGTTATGATGATCTGGATCTGGAAGATATTAATTGGCGCGAAGTACTTCAATTGGAAGGTGGGGAAGAAGTACATTATAACATCAAAGACCTAGATCCCTTTATGTGATGTGACAATAAAAAAAGCGGCACAAGGACATGAGATCCCGTGCCGCTTTGTGGTCTATAATGACTGCAGTTCACACAACTCTCATGGAACTGAACATCAACCGAACTGATTTCACTGCTCTGGAGACTATTGCAACGGTTTTGAAGGTTTATGAGAACAACTTTCCGAATCTGTCGGAAGGTGAGAATGCTCTATGGGCAATTGCGATGATTAAGCATGAGGTTGAGCAGACTGGTAGGACACTCTGACAACTGGCACAATGGCACTGGACTTCCTGCCGGTGCTCTGCTACATTACATTCGTACCTGAGACACCTCATGTCCTACACTCAATTTGTTTGCACCTCCAAGTGTCAAGTTGCTGATGATTTCAACCTGGAAGATTATCTGAAATCTCTGGTTGATTTCGTTGGTAATCATGTAGATGATCTCAGTGAGAGTATCACATGGTTGACAGAAATGGAGTATGATGATGTGATCACGGAGTTTGAAAAGTACGTGTGGCAGAATGGGAATGAAGTTCTCATTAACTGTGACACCGAAGAGGATAATCATGACACTGATCTCTGGGATTGGTTGAGTGATCAAATCCGCCAAGATGTCATGATTTCTAAGTTCATGACCATCAATTCCACCACAATTGATTCTCGGGCAGGTGTCGATCCTTACCAGGCATTTGTAATGAAGGATGGTACACAGATTGGTCCTACTGAAATCTCCAACATTGTGGAGCAGTATGTAAAGATGTCCAGTTGAGGGACTGGCACAAGGGGTCTTGAGGTTCTTCAGGATCCCTGCCATACTTACATCGTTCACCACACATCACTGACATGGGAACTCGTTCACGCATTGGCATCGAAATGCCCGATCACACTGTAGTTTCTGTCTACTGCCACTGGGATGGTTATCCTGAAGGGAATGGTAGACTTCTGGTTCAACATTATCTTGACCGTGATGATGTTCAAGAACTGATTGATGGTGGTGGTATCTCATCACTGAGGACTCGTGGTTCTTGGAATCATGAATCTCCTCTTCGTGATGATAAGGGAGAGTACATTCATGACTCTCAAGGATACATGATGTATGAGAATGATCGTGATCCTCAACCACTCTTTTATACTGAGCGTGGAGAAGAAATCGACATTCAACACACCAGTTTCGATGAGTTTATCTCAGGAAATCTGGGTGGTGAAGAGTATGCTTACCTGTTCGATCTGAATGATAACTGGAAAGCATACAAGACGGGTCTGTTTGATGCTGCTGAACGGGTGGAGATTCCCAACTATGTGACAGCAGCATAAGTGGCACAAGGGGCACCTAGGATCGCCTACAGTGCCCCTATACTTAAGAAGTCAACCAACCACCACATCATCATGGGTTACTACGTCAGCATTGAAGAAAGCACCTTTATGATTCCTGCTGAGAATCTGGATGCTGCTTATAAGGCAATGTGTGAACTAAACTATACTGTTCCTAACAGTCAGAAACGAGGTGGATCTTATCCCGATAAGGATAAGGCACCTGAGTATGGTCCTCATAAGTCCTGCTGGTTCTCATGGATGGATTGGAACTATCATGAGACTTGTAAGGATGCTGAAAAGATTCTTCAGGAAGTTGGTTTCTACACTTCCATTGGTGAGAATGGAAATCTTCACATTGATGGGTATGGTAATAAGACTGGGCAGGAAGATTTGTTTCTGAAGTCTATCTGTTCACTTGCCAAAGGTTACATTGTGTGGAAAGGTGGAGAAGGTGAGTATTGGGGTGAGACTTATGGTGGAGATAGGGTAATCGTAAAGGAACGATCCCGCCAGGATTTCAGTGATCTTGTGACACTCTGACAACTGGCACCAGAGGCACCTAAGACCCGCTCTGGGTGCCTTAAGATTAACAAGTCAACCACCGACACTCCAATGAAACTCGTCAAGGTTCATTCTTCTAAGAGCATCAACTTCACCAAAAATGCATCATTCTGGTGTGAGATGACTAATCTGTATAAGAAATGTTACCCAAAGCATTCTTTTAAGAGAATGGCAGATCATCTTGGTCTGACTGAGACTAATGCTCGCCGCTACTATTATGGTATTCATCATAAGAACTTTGGATACCTTGGACAAGGTGGTTATACTCAAATGCGTCAAGGTGCCTGTGTGACACTCTGACAACTGGCACAGGGGGCACCTAGGATCGCCTACAGTGCCCCTATACTTAAGAAGTCAACCACACACACCCGACACCATGGAAGACACCCTCTGGATCGAAATTGCTGATGCTCCCGGCGAAATCTTCGACATTCCTGAACTGCAGGATGAAGAAGACAATGATGAGCACACTTGGAACGCTTTCCTCAACTCTAACTGGGATTTCTGATAATGAACCAAGATCTTCTCATCATCCACTATAAGGATGGCACATCCCAAACTCTGAAGATGTATCATCTTCTGGCAATTCTTCCTTTGTTTGTTTTTCTGATCCGATGACACCTGACACTTACAACTTTACTGGCGACTCTGTGACAGTTCTCGGACTGGTCGGAGTGATCTCCACTGGCATCATTCTGGTGCTATGCTTCACTCGTTACTTCAATTCTCCCCTGAGAAAATGACACTCACTCCCGAACAGATTTCTGAGATTGTTGAAAAGTATTGTGATCGTGTCGTAGATGAAATGGATACGAAAACAATGGAGCAGATGGTTTATGAACTGCTAGTTGATTCTTTCGCTCATGAATCTGAGAATGACATGGAATCTCTTATCACCTCAATCTATGGTGAGGAATACTATCAAGAACTGGTGGAGAGTGTGACAGTTCAGTAAGTGGCACACGGGGGCTTGAAATGCCCCCCATTTGCTGCCATACTACATTTGTTGAGAGGGAGACCCCTAATGACAATGACCGTTCGCCAAATGATTGAATGGATGTCCACCTTTGAGGATCAGGATGCCATCGTTGAAGTAGTTGTCCACAGTGAGGGTCGTGGTTATTACGACCGAGGTGGAAATGCTGATACTATGGAGTTCAATCCTGAGCAGCACGTAGATTACACCGATTTGCGTGGCAATCCGTTTGTGGACGAATCCTCTCCTTACCACAATCGTAGATCTGTGGTGTTGGGTGCGGTGAACGGTTAACCGTACCTGAACTGTGACAGTTCAGTAAGTGGCACACAAGGGTTGACACCACTGCCAACCCGTGCCATACTAGATTCATCAGCGGGGGTGAAGCATCCCGCTCAAAACACTTCACTCAAACCTTACTTTTTTGTTTTTATTATGTTCAAGTTCCAATCCAGCGCCATCGAAAACATCAGCGATGTGCAAGATGAGCAAGTGACCATCACCTTCATGGGTGGTCGTAACTATACCTATAAGGTTGCTGAACCCAGCAACTTTGTGTCTGATCTGAATACTGTGATTGCCAAAGAGGAATCTGTTGGTAGTTTCATCAACTCTGCTATTCGTAGCGAGCGACTGCTGTCGATCTGATAGCATCTAGAGGGAGATTCTTCTCCCTCTTTCATTCTCTTTCTTGGAGTAATTCATGAACAAAGAAATTATGACAACTCTTCTGGACCAAGGCACTGATGGGAACAGCATCCTTTCGATTCTTGATGCACTGTGTTCTGGGATGGACAGTGGTGAATCTAGTCAAGATAATGTCCCCACACTAGACGAGATTGAGTTCTAAAACTCGACGAGGTGTGCCACATCATCTAGTGGCACATTCAATCTCGACGAGTCATGAGACATCAACTAGATTATGTACATCTCGACGAGCACATCATGGAAACCGCATTCGTTATTCCAATCTCGAAGAAAGCAAAGAATCGCTTTGCAAACATGATGCAATCAAACGATGAATGTATCATCGAGCAACACAAAGGAAACAAACTGTTTCTTGCATCTATGAATCAGAAATACTTTTTTTGGGTTTCACTTGACAATGATCCAGACTGGATGGTAGACTTTTGATACACGGGGAATGAGATGCGCCCCATCCTTAAGAAAAGACACTCAATGCGTAGAGAACAGATAATCATAGCATACATGATAGGTGAAAGTGGATCTTGAGGATCAGGGTGGTGCCTGATCCTTTTTCTTTTCTTTATCTTATTATTTTTTGACAGGTTCCGTGGCGATGTATTGTTCAGTAGAGATACCCTTCTCCCGTTGGTGCTGGTTGTCCTCTTAAGATACTGCCAGACTGCCCACAAAACCCTGATGCTGTGCCAGTTCGATCAGTGGCACAATGGTGGTTGATCGGGTCGGTTCTGGCATGGCATCATTCACTCAACGGCGCACCAATGACGCCGCCTCACTTCTAAAATCATGAGCAACGCCACTGTTCAAGTTGTTATCAACGGCAACCAAGTTCAAGGTAAGATTGATGAGATCGCCAAGATTCTGAGCGTTGTAAGTGACACTCTGGCGCCAACAGTTGCTCCTGTTGTTTCTAACAATGTGGAAGAACTTGCACTCAAGTTCGTTGACTTTTTTGCCACTGAACTTGATAGTCACATTAGTGGTGGAAAGTTGTTTGTTCATGAACTCAACCGACTGCGCCACAATGGTAACACTTACCGTGCCATGATTCGCGTTTATCATGATTTGGTTAATAAAGGTGCGGAAGGATGGGCAAAGCGCCGCCAACTGTTGCTAACTGCCAGCGCAATCTGGCGTTATACTTTCCGGGGTTCCGAAAAGTCTAAACTTCGCTATCAGATTGAGGCAGTTATTGAATGTGACGATTGTGGGCAGTTTGCTACTGCAATGGTGAATCGCATGAAGAAAGAGAAACTCTGGGTGTGACAATCCGATAACTGGCACAAGGGGGGCAGCGATGCCTCCCATCCTGCCCGCTGATGCTGTAGGATAACTGCAGTTCACACCACACCGCCACCATGCTGAACTTCACCAAGGGTAACGCCAAACTGGGCAAGCAAACTCTGATCTTTAACCTGCCAGCAGGTAAGACTTGCCCCGGTGCAATGTATTGCAAATCGTTCGTTGTTGTTGATAACGGCGAGCGTCACATTCAAGATGGCGAGCATACTATTTTCCGATGCTTTGCTGCATCCAGTGAGGTGCAATACGATGCAGCATTCAACAATCGCGCCAACAATCTGCGCCTGATTGTTGATGCTCTGAAGGATGGATCTGCAGCAGATCTTATCAATGAGGGCATTCAAGAACACCGCACAAAAAATACCAAACTGGTGCGGATTCATGAGAGCGGAGACTTTTTCTCTGGTGCATATTTGGATGCCTGGATTGAAGTTGCACAGCGCAATCCTGATCTGAAATTCTACTGCTACTCTAAGAGTCTGCAGTTGTTTCTTAACTTTAAGATGCCTGCTAACTTCTACTTCACTGCCTCTTATGGTGGCAAATGGGATAGTCTGATTGATGCAGGATTGTTCACTCGTTATGCTAAAGTCTTCATGACCGAAGGTGATGCTAACGCTGCAGGTCTTGAAGTAGATCATGACGACTCTCACTGTTTCGGTGAGAAACCGTTTGCTCTGTTGGTGCATGGAACTCAACCGAAAGGTTCACTCTGGGGCAAGGCAATTCGCGCCCGTCGTTCTAATCAACAGTTCAGCGGTTACAGTAAGAAACTGCCTGTGACAGTCTGACCACTGTCCACCACGGGGCGCTCCGGCGCCCCATCCTGCCATCCGATCCTGTAGACTTACAGAGTCAACCACACCGCACCATGATCCCCGATCCCACCCAGGCAACCGCCATCCTCAACCGCTGCGACGCCTTCACCGTTGCCGGTGCTACTCTCCCGGTTTGGGAGCGTATCCTTAACGATCTCACAATCCCCACCGACCTTTATGATAAGGTTGAGGATCTCATTGAGATCCTGGAATACATCGAAGGTTGGCAACCTTCCGATGCTGACATGATCGCCGCGAACAGTTGCGGTACAGCATGGCATGACGGTTGCCGCTGATTGATTATACTTAAGGGGGCACAAGTTGCCTCCTTTTTTTATACTTTTTGCGCCATTATTTTATGGCAGGTTCGGTGGCGATAGTTGTTCAACCGGCGACCCTGCCGGTGTTGGTGCTGATTGTCTCCATAGTCTACAGGCACCACAGACCCATAAGACCGCCATGGTGGACAGTTCCACAAGTGGCACAACCCCCCATAGACGGATCCGATCCCTGTGCTGTAGGATAACTGCAGTTCACCACACCACTCCGATGAACTTCTACAGTTTCTCCTCCCTGAACTTCTTTGATTCCTGTGGTGCCCGCCTGGCACGACATACCTTTGCGAATGGTTGGGTGATCAGTGTTGCAGCAGGTTCGAAGGATTCTGGAATCTACGGTGACATCGAGCACAATACCTTTGAGGTCGGGATTATCCGTCCCAATGGTAACATGCTGGAGGATGTTATCAGTTGGCAGACTCCAGAAGAGATCACTACCATAATGGGTGTGATTAAAATGCTATAAGAATCGGGAGCATCTTTGCTCCCTTTTTTTATACCTAACCCCACCAAAAATAGGTTCTACCTTCATCCTAGCACGGCACCCGCCTTCTAATCCGCCATGGTGGACAGTTCCACAAGTGGCACAACCTGATGGCACTGCGCCCCGTCTGCCCCCATACTGGTATCAGTTCACCACACCACTCCGATGAACTTCTCTGCTCTCACCCGCACCATGGTTCGCAGCATCCTCATCCAGCAGGGACCCCAAACCTGCTCCGACATCGTTCGGGGCATGGGACTGGATCCCCGCCGCCATAAGGGCACTGTTCACGCTATCATGGTGGACATGGAGCGTGACGGCATCCTGAGCGCCACCATGAAAGGCAAGCGGCGCGATCTCTGGAGCATCAGCACCATCCGCAAGCGTGACAGGATCCTTGCTGCCCTGATCGGTTGAACCCCTACGGGGCGCAGAGCGCCCCTTCTACCATGCTCAACGCTCTAACCTGCTCCCGCTCCCCTAAATTCCACCGTGCCACCATGCTGCGCCTTCTGATCGCTGCTCTGCTGCTCTACTGGTTCTGGGAACCAATCCGCCCCATCCGCAATGTGACAGGTGAAGCACTGTCCACTGCTGCTGAAATGATCCGCCGCTGACCCTGTAGACTTCTCTCAGTTCACACCACTGAACCATGACCTACGCTTTCACTGACGATCTCCAGGTTGAAGAGTACATCCCCACTGAGGATGATTGGGCATCCTATTATGAGGACGATCAGGCACTTGAAGAGTATTCTCTGGAGTGTGCATTTGGTCCTGAAGAATGACACAAACTGGGGGGCAATCGCCTCCCTTTTTTTATACCTAACCCCACCAAAAATAGGTTCTACCTTCATCCTAGCACGGCACCCGCACCCCTTGTCAATCCCCTGACCCATTAGCATTGCTGATCGTTCAACCCCTTGACTCTGGTGCCGTTTGGGGCAATACTGGTATCAGTTCACCACATTACACAATGACTAAACCGACAGAAATTCATCCTGCAATTGCTGCAAATCTTGGATGGGATATTGATGCTGCCTCAAATGATAATTTGGTTACTGTAGTACGCCATCGCATCATTTTGGAAGAGGTAGTGATGACCAGGGAAGAATTTAATACGATGAATGAAAATGTAAAGAATGAAGAATCTTGTTGGAATGAAATTGAATGGCAAGATGCACAGTGGGATGATTATTGTGAAGAGCGTACAACCTATACTGCATTTCCCGGAGATGTAACATCATTCACTGATGATTGCGTTGCATTCTTATATCCCGAAGCAGAATGGGTGGAATGCTTTGAAACTGTGAAATGTGCCAATTGAGGCACTGGCACAAGGGGATCGGCAACGGTCCCCACCCATCCTGTAGAATTCTCTCAGTTCACACCACACCACCCGTGACTCTCTCACCTGCCACCTCCCTGCAGACTCGCCAACTGGTCTGGGTCCGCAATGGCGTTAAGATTCACTCAGCACCAGCAGCAACCTGGGCGGCACTGGGGCGCAACGGTCGCCTCTGATCTGATACAATACAGGGGAGGCACAATCCTCCCCACATTCTTCACCCTTTCATCATGGAAACTATTCTCACCCCCGAAGAAATCACCGAACTGAATACTACCGGAAAGGTGACTCTTACCGATGATCTTATGATTCGCATGAAGCAATTCTGCGATCTTGTTGATACCAAAATCACAGAATCTTATGAGGATTCTGATTGGTTTAATGATCCGAATTGTGTAATGTCAAGGCATCATTATTGAATCTCGTCGAGACGCGCACACAAGTTCACATGATCTCGACGAGATTACACACATTTCACACACATTCGCAACTAGATTCATGTTCATCATTCGTTATCAAACTCCTTACAATAATTGTGAATGGCGCACACAATCATTCACCACAATTCAAGAGGCAGAAAGAATGATTGCATTTTATAAGTCTTGTGGATCACCTGCAGAGTTAGTTAAATGAATGAAGAATGAAAGTATAAAGAATAGAGAATGAATCTTAAGTAGTTCTTTATTCTTTATACTTTTCCTGAGCATAAAGAACTAACTCAGGATTAAGTGTAGAATGTTAGTCAGTGGTGTGGTTTAGTTTTCTACATTTAGTCCTGTCTTAGTTTTTTATACTTAGCACTGTTTGAGTTTAATTCATTTAGCACTGTTTGAGTTCTTTATACAAACTGCCTGACGCTGGTGCGATTCCAACCACGCCAACCGCCCATCCGTCAAGCGTTTGACCCATTAGCGTTGCTGATGAATGGGGTTGCCGTTTGGTATTGGTTGATACAGTCTGCTCGGGGCGCTGGCGGTTAATGTTGTTTCAACGGATCGAAAACGACCTTTCAACCGATCCGCCCCAGACCAATGGCAAACTCCTACGATCTGCCCGCCGCCATCGTTTCGGATACGCTCGAAACCCTTATGGGGCATCTCGCAACTGCTGACGCTAAGTGTAAAGAGGCGGAGGCAGAATGCAAGCGTCTGCGTGATGAGATCGCTGGCATCATGATGGCCGCTGATGTAACCTCTGAGCGCACTTGCTGGGGGTTGGTATCACTAACCTCCCGCGATAAAGTTACGTATTCTCCCGCGATTAAGGTTCTTGAGATTAACCTTAAGGCAGAAAAGGATAAAGAGGTTGCAACTGGAATCGCTAAAGTTGCAGAGGGTGATAAGTTTATCCGCGTAACTTGGGCGAAGTAAGTTACATTCAGGGGTGACGTTCTCACCCCTATTCTTTACACTTTCCACCGTTATTCTTGTCATGACCGCTACAATCGACCTACAACCTTACGTGATTCCTTCACACTTTATGTGTGCAATTGTCAACGATGATTATACGGGACTTGATGATAAAGAGGAAGCGATTGTATCTCAATTCCTAGAAGATTTGGGAGATCGTTATCTTTTTGTTGCCCCATCTGATGAGGATAATTATTTCACACGATGCCATGATTTTCGTGATTATGGTATCCTTGCCTGCGATTGTGTGGCAGTTGAGATAGCGTTTCGCCCCGAATCCGAACCCGATTATGATGCTGATGACGCTATCTGCAACCGTTACAACAGCATCGTCTGCGGCATGTTGCTGGGTTAATTGTTAGTTAGTGGGCGGCAGTTAGGTATACTCTGCCGCCCTAATCACGAACGATTAGTATTCCTTATTCGTTCGTGTTTGACAGTTAAGCGATCCTAATTGAAAAACCCAACACTACCCTAACCTACAAAGTGTTACGGAAGCGAGAGAAATATAAGACTCTATAATAAAAAAATCCCCCCACCAAAAAATTTCAAAAACCCCGCATATATAAAATCAAAACTTATATTCACTCAAATGAAAAAAAATTCCGGGGATATTTTTGCGCCCATAGAGATCGATCCAATCAGTGGTCAATACTTCATCACAATTCCTGAGCAAATCATGAATGACTTAGAATGGTATGAAGACACAGAAATCTCATTTAATCTTGAAGGAAATGAACTAATTCTGTCAGAACGCAGTTCTTGACATCATATAGATAATACTGTATGATACTGAAGTAATTACAAAAAATTATGGCTAAAGGATTTACTGTAAAAGCAGCAAAAAGTCCCTCAGTTCAGCAAGAACAAGAATGGGACTATAATTTGGCAAGAGAGATGGTAAGAGGAAAATCTATCGTCTTCTGTCTGCCTGGCAGGGGAGTTTCTTATACTTACCTCAAGAGTTTTGTTCAACTGTGTTTTGATCTAGTACAGTCAGGAGCAAGTATTCAGATCTCGCAAGACTATTCATCCATGGTAAACTTTGCAAGATGCAAATGTTTAGGTGCGAATGTTCTAAGAGGACCGAATCAAATTCCTTGGGATGGAAAACTTCAATATGATTGGCAACTCTGGATTGACTCAGATATTGTTTTCAATACTGAAAAGTTTTGGCAACTGGTTCTGATGGACAAAGATATTGCGGCAGGTTGGTATGCCACAGAAGATGGTCATACAACATCAGTCGCACATTGGTTGGATGAAGAAGATTTCAGAGGAAATGGTGGTGTCATGAATCATGAGACCGTTGAAAGCATTTCCAAGCGTCGTAAACCATTCACAGTTGACTATACTGGATTTGGCTGGGTTCTGATTAAGAATGGAGTCTTTGAACATTCTGAAATGAAGTATCCTTGGTTTGCTCCAAAGATGCAAGTCTTTGAATCTGGAGAAGTTCAGGATATGTGTGGAGAAGATGTATCATTCTGTCTGGATGCAATAGAGGCAGGTTTCCAAATTTGGTGCGATCCACGTATCAGAGTTGGTCACGAAAAAACAAGAGTGATTTGATGAGCAACGAGCGTTACAATATTCTCTGTAAGGGAAGAAAAATTTATACTTGTCTTACAGAGGAAGAATATTTCAATACAATGGAGGATCTGTCAATTGATTTTTATCAGACAGGTTCTCCAAAACCTGAAGATCTTGAAACTGAAATTTTAGTGGAGAATAACTTATGGCTACAAAAGCAAAAGGTGGACTGAATAAAAGCAGTTCTTATATTCCTGGACCTCCTAAGAAATCCCGTCAGGGAGATGGAGATGGTACTAAGTATTCTGCAACATCTCGTAATGGGGCAAGAAAAAAGTATAGAGGACAGGGGAAAGGATAATGTATCACCTAGATGTCAATGATGAATGGAATCATATACATCCATCAGACCTCTGGGTTTATAATAAATTATTTCTAAGTCGGATATTGGGTTATACATGTGGTCCTGTTGGAACCACTGTTCCCGAATCCGACTTTTATATTGTTCGTCCATCCTTTAATTTACTCGGAATGGGCCGTCTTGCTCGTAAAGAATGGATAGAAAAAAGCACTGATCATTTTCATCCAGCAGAATTTTGGTGTGAGATATTTACTGGTGATCACTTAAGTGTTGATTTTTATCAGCAAAAAGCAGAATTAGTGATCTTAGGTACTAAATCTGAGAATGATCCACTTTACAAATGGAAAAAGTGGGAAAAAATCAATAAAGAGGTTGAATTTCCTGAAATTTTAAAACAGTTAAAGGGGAACTATGACTATATTAACTGTGAATTTATTGGAAATAAGTTAATTGAGGTTCATTTTCGACAAAATCCTAATTTTAGATATGGAAATTCGATTGCTATACCAGTTTGGGACGATGAAAAAATTAAAAATATGAATTTTATTGAAGATAGTGACTATTTTCGTAAGGGATTTTATATTCAATAAATAAATTTTTCGCAAAAAGTAAATTGAAACAGTTTTCGATGGGTAAACATCTACTTTTAGAGGTTTACAATGTCGATTTTAACCTTTTAAATGACGGAATTGCCATCCAAGCAATTATGGAAAATGGTATAAATCGTGCTGGAATGACAATTCTCAACATTTACCAACATTGTTTTATTCCTCAGGGATGTACCATAGTCATTGCCCTTTCAGAAAGTCATGTTTCATGCCATACTTGGCCCGAAAATGGATGTATTGCGATTGATGTTTATACCTGTGGTGAAGGAAATCCAAAATTAATAGCATTAGAACTACTAAAATACTTAAATTCAGATAATTATAAGTTAAGAGAATTAGATCGTTAAATACTTATGGGAGATAGCAACCTCCTTTATAAAAGTTCTGTTTTATTCTTTAAAACAGGAGCTAAAATGTCTAATTTACCAGTCGATAGAGATAGTAATTACATGTATGAGATGTGGGGAACTAAAAAATTGATCACTGATTATGATGAAATGAAACCAAAGAGAGTCATTCAAGAAGTTATGCATGATCTTGCACCGAAGCATAATCTCAAAAAACAGACTGATCTACATGAAAAAATAAGAAACGATGAAGATTATGATGATTGGAATTATGGAACTGAACCAACATACGGATCATCCTGGAAATAGGCATAAATAGATAAAGAATTTTCTATGTACAATGGCAATAACTAGGATATCTAGATCCTTTAGAGATATTAGTTTATCCTTTGAACCACATCCTGTGACTCGTGATCTGCCTATTCTTAATAACGAAAGAGCGATTATAAGATCCGTTCGCAATTTAGTTGAAACAATTCGTACTGAAAGATTTTTTAATTCTTCTCTCGGTTCAAATGTAAGATCAAGTTTGTTTGAATTTGTCGATTATGCATCAGCATCAATCATACAAGATCAAATTAAAGAAGTTGTTACAAATTATGAGCCGAGAGTATCTGATTTAATCGTTCAAGTAGATCCCAAACCAGATTCAAATGAATTTGAAGTGACTATTCAATTTGTTATTATTGGTCAAGAAATTCCATCTCAACAATTTTCATTCATATTAGAGGCAACAAGATAAAATGCCTTTTACAAAATTTACCAATTTAGATTTTGATCAGATAAAAACCTCAATCAAAGATTATCTTCGTGCGAATTCAAATTTCACGGACTTTGATTTTGAAGGTTCTAATTTTTCAATTTTAATTGATACATTAGCATATAACACTTATATTACTGCATTTAATTCAAATATGGTTGTTAATGAGTCTTTTCTAGACTCTGCAACTGTAAGAGAAAATGTCGTGTCCTTGGCAAGAAATATTGGTTATGTTCCAAAATCCAGAACGGCAGCAAGTGCTGTTGTGTCTTTTAGTGCTCAACCAAAGGTTTTAACGACAACTTTAACTTTACAATCTGGATTGGTATGTACTGGATCTGTGAGTGGTACTTCTTATGTGTTTTCAATACCAGACAACGTTACTGTTCCTGTTAAAAACAATATTGCCAACTTTAAAAATATTACAATTAAACAGGGAACATTTTTAAAAAAGCAATTTACAGTTGATGGATCTATAGATCAAAAATTTATACTAGATAACGCATATATTGATACGTCCACTATAAGAGTTTATGTGAAGGGAATAAGTGATAATGGAATCGGAAGATCATATAAACAAGTAGATGATATTTTAAATATTGATTCAAATTCTGAAATTTATTTGATTCAAGAAATCAAAGATGAAAAATACGAAATTATCTTTGGTGATGGAATATTTGGAAAAAAACTTCAGAACAATGAGATTATTACAGTAACTTATATCATTACTGACGGAAAAGAAGGAAATGGAGCAGGTTCTTTTACTTTTTCTGGAACATTTCGAGATGAAGATGATAATATTGCAATTTTAAATGATAATACAGTAGTAACAATTACAACTTTACAAAATTCTCAGAATGGATCTGATATTGAAAATATTGATTCAATTCGAAATTTTGCACCAAAACTCTATTCAGCACAAAATAGGGCTGTTACTGTAAAAGATTATGAGTCAATTATCAAATCAAAAATATATCCAAATACTGAATCAATATCAGTTGTAGGTGGAGAAGAATTAATTCCTCCACAATATGGAAAAGTATTGATCAGTATTAAACCAAAAAATGGAACCTTTGTTTCGGATTTTGATAAAAAACAAATAAAGGATAAACTTAAAAATTATTCTGTAATTGGTATTAATCCAGAAATTATTGATCTTAAAATATTGTATGTTGAAATTGATTCATCAGTATATTATAATTATTCGAAGATTTCAAGTATAGAAGATTTAAAAACTAAAGTAATCAAATCCTTAAATGAATATTCACAATCAACTAATTTGAATTCATTTGGTGGAAGATTCAAATATAGTAAAGTTTTACAGATAATTGATAATACTGATTTATCAATTACATCAAATATTACAAAGGTAAGAATCAGAAGAGATTTAAAAGTAAAAATTAATGCCCAAACTCAGTATGAAATTTGTTATGGAAATAAGTTTCATGTAAATCCTGAAGGTAAAAATATTAAATCTACGGGATTTAAGATTGCAAATGAACCTGATATGGTTTATTTTACTGATACTCCTAGGAAAAAATCTGATGGAACTGTATCTAACTTCGGAGACATATCAATTATAAGAGAAAAGTTAACATCAATAACTTCTGAATCTACACCAATTTTTAAAACATCAATTGCGGTTCAGTCTGCTGGAGTAGTAAATTATGAAACTGGCGAAATAAAGTTAAATGCGATTACGATTACTTCTACAGTTCTTAATGAAGATATTATAGAAATACAAGCTTTTCCAGAATCAAATGATATTGTTGGATTAAAAGATCTATATCTATCATTTGATGTTTCAAAAAGTAAAATAAATATGATTAAAGATATTATGTCTTCTGGTGAAGATATGTCTGGAGTTTTATTCTCTTCTAATGATTATTACAGTTCAAGTTATTCAAATGGGGATCTAAAGAGGTCGTAATATGGTAAATTCAAAATTTGATTCTAGAGTTAAAATTCAACAAATTATTGATAGTCAGATTCCAGAATTTATTTTAGATGAAAATCCAAAAGCAGCGGAATTTCTAAAGCAATATTATATTTCACAAGAATATCAAGGTGGCCCAATTGATATTGTTGAAAATTTAGATCAATATTTAAAATTAGATAATTTACTTCCAGAAGTTATTGTAGGATTTACGAGTTTAACATCTGGTATTTCTTCATCTTCTACAAATATTGTCGTTAATTCAACCAAAGGATTCCCTTCGAAATATGGGTTGTTGAAAATAGATGATGAAATTATTACTTATACTGGAATAACTACGAATACCTTTACTGGTTGCATTCGTGGATTTAGTGGAATTACAAATTATCATAAGAATTTGCAATATGAAGAATTGGTTTTTAGCGAATCAGTATCAGAACCTCATAATTTTGAATCAAAGGTAGAAAATCTTAGTTCCTTATTTTTAAAAGAATTTTATAAAAAAATTAAATTTACTTTAACTCCAGGATTAGAAGAATTAAATTTCAATGAAAATTTAAATGTAGGCAATTTTATAAAAGAATCAAAGAGTTTGTATGAAACAAAAGGAACTCCAGAATCTTTTAGAATATTATTTAATGTTCTTTTTGGAGAAACTCCAAAAATAATTAACCTAGAACAATTTTTAATTAAGTCATCCGATTCAGATTATATAAGAAGAAATGTAGCAGTAATTAAAGCAATTTCCGGAGACCCAACTAAATTAACTGGACAAACAATTAAAAAATCTACCGATGAGGGAACCAGTGCTTCAGTTTCTGAAGTAGAAACAATCACAAGAAAAAGTAAGACATACTATAAACTTAACTTTTTTGTTGGATATGATGATAGTTATCCAAATATTACTGGCACGTTTTCAGTCACTCCAAATACAAAAGTAATTGATAATGTAATATTATCTTCTACTAAAACTGGAGTAGTTACAGTAGATTCTACAATTGGATTTGCGGAATCTGGAAGTTTTTTTTATGAGGACTATGAGGTATTTTATTCCAGAAAAACAATCAACCAATTTTTAGGTTGTTATATTAATTCTAATGAATCAGTCAATGTACTCAAAAAATCTTTATTGATTTCAAATGAAACTTATTATGGATATGAAAATGGCGATTTAGAAAAAAAAGTAGAATTTATAATCACTGGAGTTATATCTGATATTTTTGTAAGTGATAATTCTTACAATTTTATTGAAGGAGATGAAATATATCCTCAAAATTTAGGTGAGATTATTTCGCAAGGAAAAAGTAATAAGCAAATTTTTGCAAATAGTTGGATTTACAATACAAGTTCAAGATATCAAGTAGATAATTTTTCTGGATTTACAATTACTATAAAATCAAAAATAGATTCTGTAAGTATTTCAGTTGGTGACACAATTGAAATACTTGATAGAAATACTGAAAATGTAATTTCTACTGCAATTATTACTGGTATTGATCTTAACGCCAATCAAATTACAATAAATCAGAATATTAATTTATCTGGAAATTATGATATTAGAAGAATACTTAAAAAGGCAAATTCGCCAATAGTTCCAATCGAATTTGGAAATGATAAGATTACATCCGATATTCAAAATGTATACAATGAAAATGATGCATATATGTATGTTGCATCTAATTCTTTACCATCCTATCAAATACAAAAAAATGTATTTGAATATACTATAACCAAACTGAGTGGAAAGAATGACGATGATGAGTATAGTATCATTGAGTTTAATGATGTAATTTCATTCATAACCGGAGATAAGGTATTATACTACACAGATGAAAATTCCACAATTGTAGGTTTGGTGGAAGGTCCTTATTTTGTGGAGGTTTTATCGGACAAAAAATCAATTAAACTTCATTTAAGTTCCTCTACAATTGGTAGTAGTGATTTTGTAACATTTGGACAATTTTCGAATGGTTCAATCGTAGGAAATCATAAGGTTATACTTTATTCTCAAAAATCTAAAACTATTTCTCCACAAAAATTACTAAAAAAGTTTCCATTAGATAGAAAAACTTCAGATAATAAAATTTACGAAACAATTCCAGGATCAATTGGAATGTTAAAAAATGGAGTTGAAATATACAATTATAAAACAAATGATAAAATTTATTATGGACCTTTAGAAAATGTAGACGTTTTAAGTGGTGGAAATAATTATGATGTAATAAATCCACCAGTCTTAACAATATCTACAGGGTCTGCTGTTCTTTATCCAGTGATAACTGGTTCCGTTAAAAAAATATTTGTAGATCCTCAAGAATTTGATATTGATGTAAATATATCAATACAATTAAGTGGTGGAAATGGATCAAATTCTTCATTTAAACCAATTTTTGAAAAGTATGCGAGAGAAATTGAATTTGATGCTAGATCTATTTTAAATGGTGGTGGAATAGATTCTGTAGATGAAGTTATAGCATTCAAAGAAAATCACAATCTAATTAATGGACAACCACTTGTTTATAATAACAACAACTTTAATTCTATTGGAATAGGAACTTTTAAGGGTTCTAATTTGGATCAAGGTAAAACATTAGTAAAAAATGCAATTTATTATACAGAAGTAATTAATGATAAAACAATTCGACTATATCAAAATTTTTCAGACTATTCATCAGGAATCAATACTGTAGGATTCACTACTATTGGAAATTCTGGAACTCATAAGTTCAAAACTGAAGTAAAAAATAGATTAGTTGATATACAAGTTATTTCCGAAGGAAGTGGTTATTCAAATAGAAAAATTAGAGTATCTCCATCTGGAATTTCAACTTTTGATCATACTATAAATTTTAAAAATCATGGGTTTTCTGATGGAGAAGTAGTCTCATATGAATATCAAACTTCCAATATTTCTGGATTAACAACATCAAATTCATATAAAGTTCTAAAACTAAATTCTGATAATTTTAGGATTTGTGATATTGGAATAGGTGGAACTGATAATTCCAATTTTACTAGAAAAAATTATGTAAAATTTTCATCTACTGGTTCGGGATATCAGTTTTTTAGTTACCCAAAAATTATCTTATCAGTTGATTATACTTCTGTTGGTCTTGGGAGTACTCAAGTCAGAGGTTTAATTAATGCAGTTCCATTAATTAGAGGATCTATTGAAGATGTTTATATCTATGAAAAAGGATCAGATTACGGATCTCTTATTTTAAATAATCACCAAAGACCTCAAATTACTATTAAAAATGGAAGAGAAGCAGAATTAAAACCAGTTATTATAAATGGAAGAATTACATCAGTTCAAGTTCTATATGGAGGTTTTGAATATTACTCAACTCCAGATTTACTTGTTTTGGGTAATGGAGTTGGTGCATCATTAAGACCAGTAGTTACAAATAATAAAATTTCAAGCATTATAGTTATTAACTCTGGGGCAGGATATGATGAGAATACTACCTCTATAATTGCAATTTCTGCAGGTCAAAATGCAAAACTTCAACCAAATATAAGATCATTAACATTAAATAATTCTTATAAGTATGGTATTCAAAATGCATTATATAGAGATCCTGCTAGTGAAATTTTAGTAGAAACTGAGAATAATCTCAAATATGCAATTGTAGGATATACCACACATATTAAAGATGCCGGAAATGCCTCAACACATTCGGATATTATTGGATGGGCATATGATGGAAATCCAATTTATGGGCCTTATGGTTATTCTGACCCATATTCATCTTCATCAGTTAAAGTATTAAGTTCTGGATATTCTAAAGTAACTGTTGAAAATAGACCAAATTTCCCAGAAGGATATTTTGTAGAAGATTATGCATTTACTAATGCAGGTGATTTAGATGAATATAATGGAAGATTTGGTAAGACTAAAGATTTTCCAAATGGAACATATGCTTATTTCACAACTATTGAATCCAATAATGATGGTAACAATATTGGTAAATTTCCATATTTTATTGGAAACAAATACAGATCTATGAATTTGAATGAAAATTCAAACTTAGATCAATCTTTTAGTTTCAATAGTTCAAATTTAATTAGAAATACTACTCCATATAAAGTCAAAGAAGAATATGCCGATAATGATTTTATTGTAGAATCAAATGAAATCATTGAGCAAAAAACTTTAATTGAATCCGTTTCATATGGTAGTGTTTCAGAATTGAAAATTTTAAATTCTGGTTCTGACTATAAAGTAGGAGATCAAATAAATTTCGAATCCAATGATAGTGGTGGGGGAATTTTAGCAAAAGTTTCCGAAATAACCGGAAAAGAAATTGAACAAATCGAGACAACTGTAGATTATTACAATGATTCAGTAGTAACTTGGGAAAATGGTAATTCCATAAATGTACACATTTACCCATATCATAATCTATCGAATAAAGATATTATCAATATATCAGGAGTATCAACTCAGGTTTCTGTTTTAGATGGATCATATCAAATTGGAGTAACTTCTTATTTCGCTAAATTAGAAAAGGAAATACCTGCATATTCACTTACTGGAATAGTTACTGACATTTATTTAACATCTATTCCTGAAAATATTTCTGTAGGAAGTAGTTTTAAAATCAACAATGAACTATTTTCAATTTTAAATATTTACAACAACTATGGAGTTATAAGAGTAAGTAGGGAAACTAGTGGCGGAATACACACTCAATCATCTTCAATATACTTTCTCCCGGATACATTTACAATAAACAAATTAACAGAATATTTTGATTCTACAGTAAATTCAAAAGTATTTTTTAATCCAACAAAATCTGTTGGCATTGGTACAATAGTTGGTGTAGGAACAAATGTTAATTATAACATTGGAATTACATCTTATTCAGAATTTATACCGACACAAAGTATTTTTATACCAAATCACCGCTTCAAAACAGGTCAAAAAGTAATATTCAAAAAACCAACTGGTGGAGATTCTATTGCTGTATCTGAAACTCCTACAAGTCTATCTTTCAATATTCTAAGTGGAAGTTCTGAAGTATTGTATGTTATCAATAAGTCATTAGATTATATTGGTATTGTCACTAATGTAGGATTAACGACAAATAGTTCTGGTTTATTCTTTAGAAATACTACGTGGAATTCTGGTCATGATAGTTATCAATATTCTATAGAATCAGATTTAAATCAAATTAAAGTAGATATCAGCAAAATAAAATCTGTAGTATCTGTTTCAACATCTCATAACTTACAGATTGGTGACAAAATATCTTTAAGAGTAAATCCAAATTTAAATGTTGGTATTGGAACCTCAACATCAGTAAAGATTAAACTTGATCCTCTGATTCAGAAAATAATTATCAATCCTACTCAATTTAGTTCTTCGGGAATAAACACAACATCTGATACTATTCTATTAAATTCTCATAGTTTAAATACTGGCGATAAAATTATTTTTAATACACTTGGTTCTATACCTTCAGGAATAACAACTGGTTGCTATTTTATATACAAAGTAGATAATGATAATATCAAATTATGTGAAACATATTACGATTCAGTGGTTAATCCACCTGAAACATTGAAATTAACCACTCAGGGAAGTGGAATTCACGAAATTAGTTTAATTAATCCAAAAATAAATCAAATCAAAAATAATAATTTAATTTTTGATTTATCAGATTCTTCTCTGTCTGGATACAACTTTAAAATTTACTCAGATAAAGATTTTAAAAAGGAATTTGTTTCAATTGAAAATTCTAATACAAAAGTAGTATCGGGTGTTGGAACTGTTGGAGTGTCCACAAATGCATCATTGACTATAAATTATAAAGATTTTGTTCCTGAAAAAATTTATTATAATTTAGAAAAATCTGGGTATATTAGTACTGCAGATTCAGAAGTAAATAATTACTCTGAAATACTGTTTACCGATAGTTTATATTATGGTACTTATAATGTAAGTGGAATTGGAACAACTACTTTTACAATTTCACTAAAAAATACTCCAGAGAAATTAAACTATTATCAGTCTGAATGTGATATTTTAAAATATAATACTACATCTAAAACTTCAACTGGAGGAATCAGTAAAATAAATCTCTTATCCGGTGGATATGGATATAAATCTTTACCAGATTTTATAGGTTCAAATTCTTTAAATGGAAAAGGTGCATTTATTATTCCATATTCAAATACTATTGGAAAAATAACAAAAAGTAGAATTATAAATGAAGGATTTGAATATTCTTCAGATAAAACACTGAGACCAACAGCAGCAATTCCACAAGTTGCTTATATAGCATCATCAAATACTATTGATACGATTGATGTATTAAGTGGTGGTAAAAATTATATTTCACCCCCTGATCTAATTTTAATAGATTCCAGTACTGAAGAATCTATTAACTCTGGATTTTTAAAAGCAAAGTTAAATGGATCTTCTATTGGTTCAGTAGATATTGAAATACCCCCAAAAGGTTTACCAATTAATCCCGTTACAATTAAATCAATTAACAATACAAATGGGATAACAATTGATAAAGTTCAAAGTTCTTCTTCAGGAATAGTTACTTGTTTTATCACTACTCCTTTACTTGGATTTTCAATACAACCATTCCAACCTGGAGATAGGATATTTGTAGAAGGAATAGAAAAAACAAATTCCTCTGGAGATGGATTTAATTCTCCAGATCATGGATATAATTTTTTTGAAGTTAAAAATTACTATGCATTAAATCCAGACAAAGTAGAATTTGATATATCAGACTTTACAAATAATCCGGGAGTAGCAAAAACTATTCAAGAATCAAATGCTTCAATTGTAAATTATAAAAATTATCCAGAATTTAAAGTAATTCAAAAATTCTCTCCTTTTTCTATTGGAGAGCAATTATCTTCCGATAATGGATTTGGATTTATTTCTAGAAATTTGAAAGTTGTTGATTGTCGAGAAAATGTAATTAGAGTAGTAGGTAGTTATTCTCTATCTATTGGGGAAAAAATAAGAGGATTGCAATCAGATAATGTAGCAGTTATAGACTCATTATCTTCAACAAATGGAATTTATAATACTAATTCCTTTAATCTTCAAAATTTTGGATGGGAGAATGATACTGGAAAACTTAGTTATGATACTCAAGTAACTCCAGATAATGATTACTATCAAAATCTTTCATATACGGTAAAAAGCACTAAAACTTGGGAAGAGATATCATCCCCAGTATATGATTTATTACATACTAGTGGAACTAAAAATTTTTCAGATACTCAATTTATTGAAAATGCACAATCAGGAATAGGAACTGTTGAATCTATTTTATCGTTAGTTAGTATGTTTGTTGAGGAAAATAGAGTAGATACAATTAATAATTTTGATTTAGTTGTTGATGTGGATGTTATTGGAAATAAATCTAAATTTATAAAATTTGAAAAAGTCAGACTTAGTGATTATATTCTATGTAAAACAAATAGAGTCTTACAAATTGATGATATTAGTAATGAGTTTTCAAGTTCTAATGACGAAATAGAGAATGTTGCGAATATTTTACCATTGAATTCAGAAAGTGGATATAATAGATTTCTTGTTCAAGTTAAAAATATTTTATCTAATGAAATTCAATTTAATGAAATAATCACTTTAAATGATAATGAAAATATTTTTACTTTATCCGTTTCGGAAATTGTAAGTAATAGTACTTTAGCAAACATCAGTGGATATGTTACTGAAGATAACAATTTTTATCTAAAATTTGACCCATCTGATCCGTACAATTCAAATTACAATATTAAAATATTAAGAGATACCTTTACAAGTAAAACTGCAATAGGATCTACTGAAAATTTAAATTGTGTTGATTTAATTGCTCAAAATAAAGTAGTTGCAAGTGGAATAACTACCTCAATCATAAGTTTAGATTCTTCCAAATATTCTTCAATCTACTCCAATATTCACATATTAAATACAAATAGTTCTAACATGAACTATGTTCAAATTTATCTAGTTCATGATGGAACTGATACTTATATCAGTGAATATTATTTTGACGATGAAAGTTATGAAAGTTATGGATTTATAGGATCTTTTGGAGCATCTTTAAATGGTGGAATTTTATCCTTAAACTATACAAATACAGAAAATGAAAATATTATAGTAAGATCAAAAAATATTGGATTTGGATCAACTTCTTTAGGAACAGATTTCTATAGATTTAAGTTACCTGGGCAAATAGATGGTAATGAGAGAACTGTGGTTTTTGAATCAAACTACAATAATGTATCTTCAGGATCTACAAGTATTTTTGTTTTGGATAAAAATTTATTCAATTCAGTAAAATCTACAGTAAAAATTGGTGTAGGACAAACAAGTTCTTTACATCAAATAATGACTGTTTATGATGGATCTGATATCTTCATAACTCAATACCCATTCTTATCTGTAGGAAGTACTACAGGAATAGGTTCATTTGGTGCGACCGTAGATTCTACAAATATCATACTGAATTTTTATCCAGATCCTTTAATATCTGAAGAAAAAGAAATAATTTCTTTTAACGAATGTTTCTATTCTGATTTGGATCTTGTAAACCTTCCCCCAGATTTAGTTTATTCTCCAATCAGACAATCTGTAAGTGCTTCTAAGTTTTATGGCAAAAATTCACCATTTATTGATAAATTAGATTTTGAATCATATTCAAATGATATTCCAATATTCATGAAAACTTTTGATCCAATAACAACTATTGATATATCAACTGGAATATGTACAATTCCTAATCATTTCTTCAATACTGGAGAAAGATTGATTTACAATCCAAAATCTACTTTTATTGGCATAGGTACATCAGCAATAGGAATAGGTGCAACAGAAAACTATGTCGGTATAGTTACAACATTATTACCAGAAGTTCTTTATGCAATTAGAATTGATAGTAATACTTTCAGATTAGCAACTAAAAAAGAATATGCTGATCAAGGAATTGGAGTATCTTTTACTTCTTTTGGTACTGGAAATGCTCATGAATTGGAGATGTTCAAAAAAAATGAAAAGTCATTAATTACAATTAATAATCTTGTTCAATATCCAGTTACATATTCCAATGTAACTCATACTTTATCTGGAAATGATGGTCAAATTAGTGCAGCATCTACTATATTTTCTCTTAGTGGTATTTCTTCAATAAATCCAAATGATTTATTAAAAGTAGATAATGAATATATGAAAGTAACGAATGTTGGATTGGGAACAACAAATGCTGGGCCAATAACTTTCTCAGGAGATGTACCTTTAGTTGAAGTTACTAGAGCATTTTTGGGTTCTAGTTCCGGAATTCATACTGATACTTCTAATGTTGATATTCATAGAGGTTCATATAATATTTTTGGAAATAAAATTTATTTTACAGAACCTCCAAGAGGTAATCAATTAGATTTAATCGGACCAGATGAAAGTAATCTTCCTAGAGAAAGAGCAACTTTTACTGGACGGGTATTCTTGAGACAAGATTATACATCAAATCAAATATATGATGATATTTCAAATCAATTTACAGGAATTGGACAAACTTTTATTTTAACATCTCAAGGAATTAATACCGTTGGATTGGGTACAAGTGGTGGAAATGGTATTGTTTTTATTAATAATATTTTCCAATCACCAACTACTCTGAATAATTCAAATAATAATTATATCATTGAAGAAGATACTGCTGTTGGAATTAGTAGTATATTATTTACCGGAGTATCATCAAATTCTGGTTTGTTTATATCAGATTATGATATTAATATGAATCAATTACCTAGAGGTGGTATTATAGTGTCCTTAGGATCTACTCCAGGTTTAGGTTATGCTCCCCTTGTAGGATCTTCAGTAACTGCAGTTATTGGTGTTGGTGGATCTATTGTATCTGTAGGATTGGGGACAATGGACATTATTGGATCTGGATATAATGGAGTGGTATCTGTAGCAGTTACTGAATATGGTCATAGTGGTTCAGTTGCCAATATTATTGCTTCAGTTGGTGCTGGTGGAACACTTTCATTTAATATTATAGATGGAGGATCTGGATATAGTGAACCAATGATTAATATATCTTCACCATCATATGAAAATCTTCCTATTATTGGAGTTTCTAGAATTGGAATAGGAACAACAACAGACACTGGAACAGGATTATTATTGAATGTTGAAGTTGGAGCAAGTTCTACTACAGGAATAGGATCTACACTATTTGAAGTCACAAACTTCAAAATTGTAAGAAATGGATACTCATTTAGGAGAGGTGATGTATTTAAACCGATTGGACTAGTAACTGCTTTAGGTTTGTCGGAACCAATTAGTGAATTTGAACTAACAGTTCTTGATACTTTTACTGATTCATTTGCTGCATGGCAATTTGGAGAATTGGATTATATAGATTCAGTTAAAAATTATCAAGATGGAATAAGAACTAGATTTCCTTTATATTATAACTCAGATCTTTTAAGTTTTGAAGTTGATTCTGGGGTTAATGATTCTCAGTTAATAGATTTGGCATCAGTTTTATTAATTTTTATAAATGGAATTCCTCAGGAACCAAATATTTCTTACGAATTTAGTGGCGGAACATCATTTACATTCACTACTGCACCTAAACCAGAAGATAATATTTCAATATTCTTCTATAGAGGAACTAGGGATCAAGATAGTCTTCTGTTTAATATTACAGAAACTATTAAAGTTGGAGATACTGTTCAGATTTATAGCAATAACAAAAATATTAATAATACAATTACACAAAACAAGAGAATTGTATCAAATATATCTGGTTCTGATAAAATTCAGACTGAGACATATACTTATCAAGGTATTGATAGTGTAAATAAAAAACCATTGTATTGGACAAAGCAAAAAATTGACCTCGAAATCAATGGAGATATTGTATATAAATCTAGAGAATCTATTGAACCACAAATTTATCCAACTGCAAGTATTATAAAAAATTTCAATCCTAGTGATGGTGAAATCTTCGTAGATAGTGCTTCTTTATTCAATTATGAGCGACAAACATCTGATCAATTTGATTGTATTATATTTTCAAATAATAATGTGGGAATTGCTACTACTAATTTTTCTACTCAGTATGAAAAAATAACTGACATCAATATGTCAGGTCTTAGAGGATTTGATGCATCTATTACAGGAATAGGAACTACATCAGGTATTGGAGCACCATTGGCAATTAAGTTTCAAATTAATATCCCATCAGTAAATTCAGTAAATCAATATGGAGATATTTCTGATCTTCAAGTTGGATATCCAATTTATATTTCAAACACTATAGTTGGATCTGGTGTTACTTCCATCAATACAAATGATTCAGATGTTCTTGCAATAAGTACATCTCATTTGAATAATATTTACTTTGTTCATGCATTTGACTCGGTAACAGGAATTATAACTTGTAACATTCATTCTAATACTTCAATTGTTGGAGTTGCAACTACAGGAAGTTTAAATTATCCCGTTGGAAAAATATCATGGGGCAAATTATCTGGTTTTACTAGATCATCATCACCAATTTCTATTGCAATAACTGGTGCGGTTTCTAGCATAGGAATAAGCACTGAAGGATATGGTGCTGGATTATCTACCTATCCATTTATTCAGAGAAGAAATATTGGATTTAATGATAATGGTTCAATTATTAAGGATAATTTACTCAATTCTGCTGATTTCTAATCATATGCTTAAACATATAAATATAAAAAAAGAATCATATAAATGTCTGCAATAGTAACAGATCAATTTAGAATATTGAATGCTACCAATTTTATAGATTCGGTAGAAAATCAATCAAATTCCTTTTATGTTTGGGTTGGATTGGCAAATCCTGGAATATATACTGGATTTGCGCGAGATGCAAATTGGGATGGATCTGAGACTGCAGATCCATTAAATGCTGTTGTCCCAAATCCAATAGATAATTTAGATTATTTAACTCATTATAGTGATACTATTCTTTTTGGTAAAAAAATTACAGGAACAAATATACGAAGAGTTATTAAAAGAGTTGATTGGGTAAGAGGAAAGAAATATGACATGTATAGGCATGACTATAGTATTCTTAACAAAAGTCCTATAGCTCAAAGAGCAAGACTTTATGATTCTGAATATTATGTTATGAACACTGATTATAAAGTTTATATTTGTATACGAAATGGATCAAGTGGGATTAATTCCACGGGAAATCAATCATTATATGAACCAGATTTTACTGATCTTGAACCATCAGTTTCTGGACTAGGAAATGATGGATATCTTTGGAAATACTTATTTACAGTCTCTCCTAGTGACATTGTAAAATTTGATTCTACAGAATATATTACTTTGCCAAATAATTGGAACAGTTCTACAGATTCTCAAATTGTTTCTGTTAGAGAAAATGGAGATTCTAGTATCAATAATAATCAAATAAAAACTGTATACATTGATAATCCTGGAAAAAATTATCAGGGAGGTGAAAATAATGTAAAAGAAGTTGATATTTTAGGTGATGGTACTGGAGGAAAAGTTTCTATAACAGTAAATGCTAATGGAGAAATAATAGAAACAAATGTCACTTCTGGGGGAACAGGATATACCTATGGAATAGTTGATTTGGGAACAATGCAACCATCTGGAAATATTTCAAATCCTGCAAAATTAATCCCAATAATTCCACCATCTAAAGGGCATGGATATGATTTATATAAAGAACTTGGTGCGGATAAAATTATGATTTATTCTAGATTTGATGATTCGACAAGAGATTTCCCAATTAATACTAAATTTTGTCAAATTGGAATTCTTAAAAATCCAGAAAAATATGGATCTATTGGAACTTTCACAGACTCACAGTTTTCGGGACTTTATGCAATACAGTTTAGTAGTGTAAACCAAATTGCCCCTCAGATTGGAGAAAAAATCATTCAAAATTCTACAGGGGCATTTGGTTATATTGCTTCATATGACACAGACACTAAAGTTTTAAAATATTTTAAAGATAGATCTTTATATTATGGATCATCATATGATCAAACTGATTATATTGGAATATCTAGTAGTAAAAATGCTAATGTGAATTTTATTAATCCACAAATACCAACATCAGAAGATACCATAGTTGGAACCAATAGTGGATTCAATGGAACTCAAATTTCATCTCTAACCGGAATCACCACAACTATTAATGGTTCCGTTATAAATTTGGGTAGTTCTTTCACAAATGGTCTTGCCAATCCTGAGATAAATAAAAAGACGGGAGATATTATCTACATTGACAATAGACCCCTAGTATCAAGAAATATTAGGCAAAAAGAAGACATTAAAATTATTCTGGAATTCTAAAAAATGGCCCAAAAAACAAATTTAAATGTAAGTCCATATTTTGATGATTTTGACTCTGAAAAAAACTTTTATAGAGTTCTTTTTAATCCGGGAAGGCCAGTACAAACAAGAGAACTAAACAATATTCAATCAATTTTACAAAATCAAATTGAATCTTTTGGTAGTCACATTTTTAAGGAAGGTTCTGTAGTAATTCCTGGAAATGTCACTTACGATTCTCAATTTTTTGCAGTTAAGTTAAATTCAACTTCTTTGGGAGTCAATATATCAAATTATATTGAGCAATATGTTGGTAAAAAAATTGAAGGGCAAATATCAGGAATAACTGCTATAGTACAAAAGGTTGAAATTCCAAATAATACAAATGATCTAGAATATATTACAATATATGTAAAATACTTAGATTCTGATAATAATTTCACAATAAATCCATTTACAGATGGTGAATCTTTAATATCAACTGAAAGTATCCTTTATGGAACTACAACTATTTTTTCAGGAACTCCATTTGCAACATTAATTTCATCAGAATCCACATCTACTGGATCTGCAGCATCTATTAATGATGGAGTTTATTTTGTAAGGGGATCTTTTGTAGCGATAACAAAAGAAACTATAATTTTAGATTATTATTCAAATATTCCAACTTATCGCATAGGATTGAAAGTATCTGAAGAAATAATAACAGCCAAAGAAGATCCTTCATTGTATGATAATGCAAAAGGATTCACAAATTATGCTGCCCCTGGTGCAGATAGATTTAAAATATCTTTATCATTAACAAAAAAAAGCATAGACAGTGTAGAAACTGATACTGATTTTATTGAACTTCTGAGAGTTGAAAATGGAGAAATAAAAAAGGTAAGTACAAAAACACAATATTCTCTAATTAGAGATTATCTTGCACAAAGAACTTTTGATGAATCTGGAAATTATTCAATAACTCCATTTAAAATATCTTTACACAATTCTTTAAATAATAGACTTGGTAATGATGGATTATTTTTAGAAAATCAAAAAACAGAAGCAGGTAACACTCCTTCCGATGATTTGATGTGTATAAAGTTATCTCCAGGAAAATCATACGTTAAGGGATATGATATTGAAAAAACAAATACTACTATTTTAGATGTAGAAAAACCAAGAACAACTCAAAAAGTTGAAAATGTTTCAATTCCATTTGAAATGGGCAATTTGTTGAGGATTAATAATGTAACGGGATCACCAAAACAAAATTTACCTGTAGAATTACACTCAGTAAGAAGAAGTGCATCGGGAACTCCTTCCTCTTCTACGAAAATTGGGGATGCTAGAGTTTATAATTTTAGAGTTACTGATGCTGCGTATAAAGATGAAACTACTAATTGGGATCTATATCTTTATGATATACAGACATATACTGTATTGACTTTGAATCAACCTTTATCAAGTTCAGAACTACCAACTACATCTTTTGTTAAAGGTAAGAGTAGTGGTGCTAGTGGATTTGCAGTTTCTGCGGGAAATAATACAACAACAGTTACATTAACTCAAACATCTGGAACATTTATAAAAGGTGAGCAAATTTATATTAATGGCATTGAGTTATATTCTAGATCTATTGTAAATATAGATGTTTATGATGCATCAGATATTAAACAAATTTATCAGTCAACTTCTGTATCTCTATTTGGCGCACCTTTTATAGGAGATTCTGTATTAACTAAAAATTTACCTATAGGATTTAATGCTTCTGATACTATTAATATTAATTCTTCAGGAACAGTTACTTGCCCAGGAAAGTTTTTTAATTCAATCAAACCTGGTAGTATTATTAGATACCAACCATCATCAGGATCTTTAGAAAAGTATAATAGAGTATCCAGTGTAAGTTCTACTGGTTCATCAATGACCCTCGTAAGTGTCGCAAATGTTAATGGTATTTGTGATGGGTCTGTTGGAGTAGCAACAAACATATCATTTAGCATTGGATATCCAACAATTAGAAATAATGAAAAGGGATTTTTATATGCAGAATTACCAAATTCTAATATTTCTTCTGTAGATTTGAATGATTCAATTTTAACATTCTGCGCTCAATCTACAAGTTCAAAATCCTCAAATAGTCCTATAGTATTATCTGTATCAGATTTTCCTCTACCTTCAGGAATATCAACAGCATTATTTCAAAGTTTTGATGAAGAGAGATACTCAGTACATTATAGTGATGGAACCACAGAATCTTTAACACCAGATAAATTCTCACTTATCAACAATCAAGTTACATTATCAAATTTAACACCAGGGAAAACAACATCAGCAATTAATGCAACATTTATAAAAAATGGTGTTCAAAGTAAACAAAAACAATTTAATAGAAGTCAAACAATAAATGTAATTTATTCAAAATATCCAGAATCTGGTACTGGAATCAGTACATCAGTAAATGATGGATTAATTTATAATCCATATTATGGACTTAGAGTTCAAGATGAAGAAATTTGTCTTAATTATCCAGATGTATCTAAAGTTTTAGCAATTTATGAATCTTTGGATACAAATAATCCAATTTTAGATTCTCTTTCATTTAGTGTTACATTAAATGTTGGTACAAATGCATTAATTGGGGAAAATATTACAGGTTCTGAAAGTGGTTGTATTGCTAGAATTGTTACTAAGTTTGGAAATAGTGTAGGTATTATCTATTTAAATTCAAACAGATTTTTAAATAATGAAAATGTAAAATTTAATGAGAGTAATATAATTGGTGAAATTGATACATTAACTCTAGGAAGTTATACTGATATAACAAATAGATTCAAATTGGAAAAGGGACAAAAAGGGCAATATTATGATTACTCAAAAATTATTAGAGCAGAGGGTGAAACATCACCATCAAAAAGATTATTAATTATTTTTGATTATTATAATGTTCCTCAGACAGATAATGGAGATGTTTTCACTGCTCTCAGTTATAAAAAAGAACAGTTTGCTGAAAATGTACCACTTTTAGGTTCGAATAATATAAGAGCAACTGATACTTTGGATTTTAGACCAATAGTTCCTGTATTTTCAAGTATTGCATCTTCACCATTCCACTTTACAAACAGAAACTTTGATTCATCAATTAAATTTAATCTTACCTCAAATGAAAGTAGCATTGTAAGTTACGATTATTATGTGGGTAGAATAGATAAAATTTATTTGGATAAAAATGGAGATTTTATATATTTAAAAGGTTTATCAACTCTTGATCCAAAATCCCCAATTAAAACTAATGATGTAATGGAGTTGGCTACCATTACTTTACCACCATATCTTTACAATGTAAAAAATGCTTCTATTTCACTAGTTGACAATAGAAGATATACTATGAGAGACATTGGATCTATTGAAAACAGGGTGCAAAACCTTGAAAGAGTTACATCCCTTTCTCTACTAGAGTTAAGCACTCAAACACTACAAATACAAGATTCTGAAGGATTTAATCGATTTAAGACTGGATTTTTTGTTGATGATTTTAAAAATTATGAAAGAATTAATTCAAACTTATCCCTGATTGAAGTTGATTCCGATTCTCAAGAATTAACACCTATAGTATCTAGAAATAGTTTAAAGAATTATTTGGCACCACAATTAAGTATAATTGATGAAGAAATAGATCTTTCATCTAATTATAATTTAGTAGATTCAAATGTTCAAAAAACCGGAACCACAGTAACATTGAAATATGAGTCTAAAAAATGGATTGAACAACCACTGGCAACTCAAGTAGAAAATGTAAATCCATTTCATGTAGTATCATATACTGGATCAGTAAAATTATCACCAAATAGGGATAATTGGGTAAGAACAATACAATTACCCAATAAGAGTATATCAGTTACAAATAATCTGTTATTAGAAAGAGATCAAGTTTTATTCGAAGAAAGAACTAATGTTGTAAATGTTGCTAATGTTGAAAGAAGAGGAGAAGTAGAAGTAAGTTCTCCTCAGTTATCTGCATCTCAGAATATTTCAGAAAGTACAAATAGAACTACAACAACATCAAGTGTAACAAACTTAACTCAAACAAGTCCAGAAGAATTCATGAGATCAAGAAATACTGAATTTAGTATTTCTAATTTGAAACCATATACTCAATACTATCAATTTTTAGATGGTAATGGTTCTGTAGACTTTGTTCCAAAACTTGTTGAAATATCAAGCAATAGTTCTTTAAATGATTTTGGTTCTTCATCCACATTCAATGTTGGTGAGAAAGTTTTAGGATATGATGCAAATAATAATTTGATTATATCCTTTAGAGTTGCCGCATCAAATCACAAGTCTGGTAGTTATAATTTACCATCAACAGTATTTGATACCAATCCTTATAATAAAAATGAAAATATTTCAGATGGTTACAGTCCATCATCTAAAGTATTGAATGTAGATACTTATTCATTATCAGAAGAGGCTCAAGGATTATATTCAGGATTTTTAGTTAAGGGTGCAAAATTAGTTGGGCAGAGTAGTGGTGCTATAGCATATGTTAAAGATCTCAGATTAATATCTGATAATTATGGAGATTTAATAGGAACCTTCTATATTAGAGATCCTCATACAAGTCCTCCCCCAAATGTGAGAATTAATACTGGAAATAAAACTTATAAAATTACATCCAGTCCAACAAATGAGACTGCTGCTGCTGGTAGTACAACAATTTCTAGTGGAGAAACTAACTATATTTCAGTTGGAACAATAGAATTTTATGAAACTACAATCACAAATACGACCAATGTAACTACTACCAGAACAAGAACAACTACCTTAACAAATACAACAACAGTCACTAATTACTACGATCCCCTAGCACAATCTTTTAGTGTTGGTGGTAGTCAAACCAGAAATGATGATGAAAATGGAATATTCCTAACATCAGTTGATCTTTATTTCTATAAAAAAGATTCTGGAACAAATCCATTAACTGTTCAGATAAGAACAGTTGAATTAGGAACTCCAACTAGAACTATTTTAGGAAATTCTGTTACATTGAGACCAGATCAAATTAATACCTCAGAAGATTCGAGTGTTGCAACAAAAGTTACATTTGATTATCCAGTATATCTTGATCCTGGATTAGAATATTGTATTGTATTACTTGCTCCAGAAAGTGTAGAATATGAAGTTTTCATCGCTGAAATGGGCAAGAAAACAATTCAAAGTGCAAATCTCCCAGATTCAGAATCTGTAGTATATACTCAGCAGTTTGCTCTTGGAAGTCTATTTAAATCTCAAAATGGATCTATTTGGACTGCAAATCAATATCAAGATATGAAATTTAGATTATATAGAGCTGAATTTATTTCTGATACTCCATCTACAGTTTATTTCTACAATCCATCATTAGATAGAAGTAATGGATATGTTAAAAATTTACAAACAAATCCAATTACGGTAATTCCTAGAAAATTAAAAGTTGGTATTACTACTATAACAGATTCAAACCTAGTACAAATTTTCAATAATGGTAGAAAAATTAGTGAAGGTGGTGTAAGTTCTAAAACTTATAACTATGGATATGTTTTCGGTACTGGATGTTCCGTTTCTTCTGTGGGTATTACTACTGGTGGATTTAACTATGTTACATCTTCTCCAGTATCAACATATAATATCAATGGAAATGGTTCAGGATTAACTCTTAATATCACTGCAAGTGGTGGACTAATTACCAATGCTACTATTGCAAATCCTGGAAATGGTTATGCAATTGGTGATATAGTTGGAATAGTAACTTCTAGTGTTACAAGTTCTAGCGGAAGAGATGCTAGAATAACAATTACCGGAAACAATAATGGAATTGATACATTATACTTATCAAATGTTCAGGGAAATTCATTCACTTCAGGAAAAAATTTGGTATATTACGATTCATCGAATACTGCCATTTCTTTAGCATCAACAACAATAGCAAATTCAACCCCAATAGGTTCTATTTACGATGGAAACTTTATTCGTGTGAATCATTTTAATCATGGTATGTATTCTAAAAACAATAAAGTTTCAATTTCTGGAGTATTTTCTAATGTATTGCCAACTACTTTAACACAACCTATCATTACATCTTCAACTACAATTTCAGTTGCAAGTACTGCAAATTTTGCAACTTTTGAAGGTAAGTCTGTGGGTAATTTAAATCCTGGATATATAATCGTTGGAAATGAAATCATTAAATATGAAAGTGTTAATGTAAACTCATTAACTGCAATATCAAGAGCACAAGATTATACAATAGCAATTCCTCATAATGTTGGTGATCAAGTTTACAAATATGAATTTGAAGGTGTTTCTTTAAGAAGAATCAATAATACTCATGATATTAGTGATGTTGGTTTAGATATTGATAGTTACTATATTGAATTTGATAGAACAACCAATGGTGTAAATAGATCAACTGATGGTACACCAACTGAACATCCTCAGTTATCTTTCTCCTCAGAATTGACCGGAGGAGGATCTGATGTATTTGCCTCAGAAAATATTCAATATGATGCATTAATTCCATTTTATGATTTAATAACTCCATCGCCATTAACTTCGGTAACTGCAAAAATTAGATCTGTCAGTGGAACCAGTGTAAGTGGAAATGAAAAATCCTTTGATGATTTGGGATATGAAGATATTCAGTTGAATACATTGAATAGACTATATTCATCTAGAATAGTTTGCTCCAAACCGAATGAAGAAGCATATCTAACTGCACTTCCAAGGAAAAAGTCATTTACAACTGCACTAACATTATATTCTTCAAATAAGTACCTTTCTCCTCAAATATTTTTAGATGGTTCGTTTACTGATTTCCATAGTAATAGAATAAATTCACCAGTATCAGACTATGCATTAGATGGTAGAGTTAATTCTATTTTCAATGATCCACATGTTGCTATTTACATTTCAAATACTGTATTGCTATCTCAATCAGCAACTTCTCTAAAAGTTATTTTATCTGCATATAGACATGCAAGTGCAGACTTTAGAGTTCTGTATAAATTAATTAGACCAGATTCTAGTGAGGTTGAACAAGTATTTGAATTATTCCCAGGTTATGATAATCTTACAATAGATAATAATAATGATGGGTATTTAGATGTTGTCGATTCAAAAAATAATAATGGACTGCCTGATACTCTTGTTCGTGAAAGTAAAGCAAATGAATTTCTAGAATATGAATTTTCTGCAAATAATCTTGGAAGTTTTACTGGATACACCATTAAGATTGTAATGACTACAACAAATCAAGCATATCCACCAAGAATTAAAGATCTAAGAACTATTGCATTGGCATAATGATTCCAGTAAAAGGGTATCCAAATTTATATCGTGATGAGCAAAGTAATGCTATAATTAATTGTGATGATAAATCATACAATCAATATATGAATGCAGTGAAAAATAGACAACTGCAACAAAAAGAAATAGATCAAATAAAAAAAGACATCAATGAGATTAAATCTTTATTAAAGGAGTTTATAGATGAATCCAGAGGAAATTAATTTAGAATCTTTTGACAGATTATTTGAATATGAAAAACATGTTAGACTTATTGATAAATTGGATGTAGAAGAATTAAAAAATTTTGCAAAATTATACTGCAAATTATATTTGAAACAGCAAGAAGTTTTGGCATCAATTAATTAAAGTAAATCATAAATAATCAAAGAATGCTACTTTTAGAAAATAAAGAATTATACTAATGTCAAAACCTTCAAGTAGACAAGAATTAATTGATTATTGTTTAAGAAGATTGGGAGCTCCAATATTGGAGATTAATATTGCAGATGAACAAATTGATGATTTAGTCGATGATGCATTACAATACTTCTATGAAAGGCATTTTGATGGTGTCGAAAGAATGTATTTAAAATACAAAGTTACTCAAGATGATATAGATAGGGGAAAGGCAAAAAACACAAGTGGTGTAGGAATTGTAACAACAACATCAGAAGCAAATATTTCGGGAATTGGAACGGTAACATATAATTTCTATGAAAATTCCAATTTCATTCAAGTTCCTGATAGTATAATTGGTATTGAAAAAGTTTTTAAATTTGACACTAGTTCTGTTTCTGGTGGAATGTGGAGTATAAAATATCAATTATTTTTAAATGATCTATATTACTTTAATTCAGTTGAACTTTTACAATATGCGATGGTGAAATCATATTTAGAAGATATTGATTTTCTATTATCTCCAGATAAGCAAATTAGATTTAACAAAAGACAAAATAGATTATATCTAGATATTGATTGGGGAGCAAAGTCTAAAGATACCTTTATAGTTATAGACTGCTACAGAATATTAAATCCCAATGAATATACAAAAGTGTATAATGATAGTTTTTTGAAAAAATATTTAACTGCATTAATGAAAAGACAATGGGGGCAAAATTTAATTAAATTGAGAGGTGTAAAACTTCCAGGTGGTGTTGAATTAAATGGTGAAAGAATATACGAAGATGGTGAAAGGGAATTGCAGCAGATTAAAGAAAGAATGTCAATGGATTATGAATTACCTCCTTACGATTTTATTGGATAATGACACTTAATTCATTTTTTTTAAATAATTCCCCAAATGAGCAAAGACTCATACAAGATCTAGTAAATGAAAATCTAAGGTTAGCTGGAATTGAAATATACTATATTCCAAGAAAAATAGTAAGAAAAGAAACAGTACTTAAAGAAATTTCATCCTCAAAATTCAATGATAATTTTGCAATAGAAGCTTACTTAGTTAATTATGATGGATATACTGGACAAGGTGATTTATTAACTAAGTTTGGAGTTAGTTTGAAAGATGAAGTTAGTTTATTAATTTCCAAAGAAAGATATGAAGATTTTATTTCATATTTCTTAGACGAAGATGATCCAGAAATAGAGTTAAATTCTCGACCAAGAGAAGGTGATTTGGTATATTTTCCTTTAGGAAAAAGATTATTTGAGGTTAAATTTGTTGAACATGAAAGTTCATTCTATCAACTTGGAAAACTTTATGTTTATGAATTGAAGTGTGAACTATTTGAATATGAAGATGAGATAATAGATACTACAGTTGATGAAATTGATACCAGTATTAAGAATGAAGGATATATTACTGAAATTCAATTAACTAGAAGTGGTGAGACAGCAACTGCGATTGCTTCTATTGGAACTGGATATGTAAATAAGATTTATTTAACTAATGATGGTTATGGATATACTTCCACTCCATCTATAGAAATATCTCCAGCACCTTTTGGTGGATCTAATGCATCTGCGGTTGCCATTACTTCATCATATGGTTCTTTCAGATCAATTAAGGAAATAATACTATCTAATCCAGGTTTTGGATATACTATCCCACCAAAAATTACAATAACTGGTGGTGGTGGTGTAGGTGCTTCGGCAACATGTGCTATAGAAACTGTTAATACAGGAATAACAAGCATATCTATGATTAACAAAGGTTCTGGATATATGTCTAAACCTTCAATATCCTTTTCTTCCCCAATTCCAGGTATTGGAGTAACACCTATAGGAATATCTTCACTATCAAATATGGGACAGATTGAGGCAATATTGTTATCAAATTCTGGAATAGGTTATAGTTCTGCTCCGATTATAACCATTTCTCCACCACCAACTTCAGGTATAGACACTTCTATTATCAATTATAAATTTAATGAAATTGTAACTGGATCTATATCAGGAACAACTGCAAGAGTAAAATCTTGGGATTTAGATACTAAAGTTTTAAAAGTTTCATTTATAGATGATGTTAGTGCAAAGGGATTTTATCCTGGAGAAATTATTACTGGATCTGATTCCAATACGTCTTATGCTACGGTATCATTTGATTCTTTTGATAATAATGATAAATATAGTGAGAATAAAACAATTGAAACAGAAGCTGAACAAATAATAGACTTCTCAGAAAAAAATCCATTTGGTACTTACTGATGCTAGGAACTTATTTTTATCACGAAATTATACGAAGAACTGTTATATCTTTTGGTACTTTATTTAATAATATTAATATAAGGCATAAAAATTCATCAGATGAAAATATAAGTGAAATAAAAGTTCCTCTTGCCTACGGACCAATTCAAAAGTTCTTAGCTAGAATTGAACAACAACCAGAATTAAATAAACCTATTGCAATGACTTTGCCAAGAATGGCATTCGAAATGACCTCAATTCAGTATGATCCATCAAGAAAAGCAAATATTACTCAAACATTTAAAGCTTCAGATGGAAATAATTTTAAAAAAGTATTTTTACCAGTTCCATATAATATTGGATTTCAACTTAATTTGATCAGTAAATTGCAAGATGATGCTTTACAGGTTATAGAACAAATATTACCATATTTTCAACCAGCATTCAACTTAACTGTAAATTTAATAGATTCAATTGGAGAAAAAAGAGACATACCAGTTGTTTTGGATAGTGTATCTTTTACTGATGATTATGAGGGTGATTTTTCTACAAGAAGAATATTAATTTATACCTTTAACTTTACAGCAAAAACTTATCTCTTTGGTCCAATTGCTGATAGTACTGATGGACTTATTCGTAAGGTTCAAGTTGATTATTATACTGGAACAGATACTCAAACTGCTAAGAGAGAGATGAGATATACTGTTACTCCCGATCCAATAGATGCTGAACCATATGAAGACTTTGGATTTAATGAATCAATAGAGATGTTCTTTGATGGTAAAGAATATAGTCCAACACAACAACAAGACATAGACTATATACAAAGTGGTAGTGGAACTGCTAATGAAGGTCCTATGCCCTTTTAATTATGAAAAATAACTATGAAAATTTGGATTCTACTTTTAACATTGAAAGTAAAATTGTTGAGGTAGAGAATGTAAATGATCAACTCAATATTTCTCCATTAAAACCAGATGACATTCAAAAAGATTATGAGTACACTCGTGCTAATTTATACTCTTTAATTGAAAAGGGGCAAGAGGCAATTAATGGAATCATGGAACTTGCTGGAGAAGGTGGAAGTTCAAGAGCATATGAAGTTGCTGGACAACTCATAAAAAGTGTTGGAGATGTAACAGATAAATTAATAGATTTACAGAAAAAACTTAAAGAAGTCGAAGAAGATACCATCAAAACGACAACTAATACTACGAATAATGCTATTTTTGTTGGTTCAACTTCAGAATTATCAAAATTACTCAAGCAAGGTTTTCTAAATAATAAAGAGTAACTTTTTAATTCTGTGAATAAGTTAAAGTCCCATAAAACAGTTGAACAAATTGCCAAGAAACATCGCCTTGAAGTTTCTTTTGTGAAGAATCAACTTAAAATGGGAATTCCTATTGAGCATGAACACACAAAAGATAAGGATCTTGCTACTGACATTGCTCTTCAACATCTTGATGAAATTCCCGATTACTATACACGACTAAAAAAAATGGAATCCTCAGCAAAGAAATCGCATAAAAAATATAAGGATGTTACTGAAGGAAAAAAAATGAAAGGTGAAGATCCTTGTTGGAAGGGATATCAGATGGTTGGTAAAAAGAAAAAAAATGGTAAAGAGGTTCCAAATTGCGTTCCAGTGAAGGAAGAAAATGGAATGATGAGATATTGCCCCAAATGTCAAAAAGATGAGACTCGTTCAGAGTGTAAGTATGGTCCAAAATTCTGGGATATGTATTCTTTACCAAAAACTTTGGGTAAAGATTATCATGCAAATTCGCCTCATCCAGGAAACTTTCCAGAATCTTATGATCATGAGCATTCGATGGCAAGATCAGAACTCTCAACTATTGCATCTGCAGTAAAAAGACTTAAGAAAAAAATGAAAGGTGAAGGAAATATAGAAGCATGGGTTCAATCAAAGATTACTAAAGCAGCAGATTATCTTGATACTGCAGCGGATTATGTTGATAGTGGTGAAATGAAAGAGCAGGTTGCAGGTACTGATTCTCCAGCAGATAACCCAAATATTGAAAGATTTAGTACAGCAATTAAAGCAATTGGAAAAAGAAAACTACCAGATTCTCAAAAAATAGGTGCTCTTAAACAAGCTGCACAAATATATCGTGGTATGCGTGAAGAAATTAGTTTTGAAATCGGTTCTGGTCATAAACAGGTACAAAAACAGGCAAAAATTAGAAATCTTGCAGAGAGAACTACTAACCAAAATGAAAAATCTGCTGCACAAAGAAAACTTTCTGGACCTTCATTACCTCTTGCAGATTCTTACGAATACTCAAATTGGAGAGTAGAATTTGGATTATCTGAAGATTGGCAAAAAGTAAATCGTAAAGATAAGACCGATGGATTAAGTCAAAAAGCAGTTAATGCTTATCGTAAAGAAAATCCAGGTTCAAAACTTCAAACTGCAGTAACTGAAAAGAATCCAAAAGGAAAAAGGGCAGGGCGTCGTAAAAGATTCTGTAGTCGTATGTCTGGAATGAAGGACAAACTCACTTCTGCAAAAACTGCAAGAAATCCGGATTCAGATATCAATAAAACACTACGTCGTTGGAACTGTAACTAAAATGAAATCATTTCAACAGTTTATTTCAGAAAGCATCAATATTGCCGGAGATTTTAACGGCAATCTTTATATGAATTCTTCCGAACCAGAAACGGCAAACGAATCTTTTCTTGCTGATGTAGTTTGGAAAGGAAGATTATATCGCATGGAAGTTGAAGGTAAAATGATGAACAAGAATGAACTTGCTGAACAACTTCAAAGAGAATATCCTGGGGCAATTGTTCATAACATTTACCCAGTAACAGAAAATTCATTAACAGTTAAAAACGCACAAAGATACAGACCAGAAAGATTATCATGGAGTGATTGATTCATGGCACAATTTAATAAGAATGAACAAGATTTCCTGAATCAGGAAAGAACACTGTTTGAAGTGAATATGATCGCCAATAAGAATGGCGAAGTCGTTACAATTGATAATCCATTTCCAGTATCTCTTGGAAGTTCCAATATTACTATTAATGGTAATATTACAATTCCAGGAATAGTAACAGTTACAAGCACTCCAGATAATCCAGTTCATAATCACATAGTTGAAGTTGGGACAGGTGGAACATTAACAACTCCATATCTTCCAGTCGGTATTTCTACATTACTGAATACTGTAGGTATTGGAACCACTGGGCAAGTATCAATCAACCTCAACAATTCACCAGTCAGCACCACAAATCCATTTCCTGTTACTGGAAATATTGATATTGAATTACCACCAATAGCAACTGATGCATTTGGTCGTTTAAGAACTTCAACACCACTTACACTTTTTGATAGTTCCCACAGATACAGGGACAATAATCTTTGGAGTAGTCTAGTTGTTGGTACTGGTTCAACAGTTGGATTTGTAACTGCACAAGGTTTAGTAAATTTAACTGTTGGTGTTGGAAGCACCGCATCAATCATCAGAGAAACGACAAAAGTATTCTCATATCAACCAGGAAAGTCATTAGAAATTTTAACTACTTTTGTAATGAACCCAGCAAAAGCAAATCTTCGCCAAAGAGTAGGATACTTTGGTGCAGATAATGGAATGTATCTGGAACTTGATGGAAGTAGTTTATATTTTGTAGAAAGAACTTATGTTCCGGGAATTACAACAGAAACAAGAGTAGCACAAGCAGATTGGAATATTGATACGATGCTTGGTGCAGGGCACCGCAATCCATCAGAGGTCACATTAGATATTAGTAAGGCACAAATTCTTTGGATGGATATTGAATGGTTGGGACTTGGAACAGTTAGATTGGGTTTTGTAGTTGATGGTAAGTTTATTCATTGTCATTCATTTCATCACGCAAATAGAATTAACACAACTTACATCACAACAGCATCACTACCTTTAAGATATGAAATTGCTAATACGGGAATTACAACCAGTGCAAGCACACTCAAACAAGTTTGCTCTACTGTAATTTCAGAAGGTGGATATGAACTTCGTGGATTGCAGCAAGCAATAGGAACACCAGTTCAAACACCAGTTGATTTAACAACAGCAGGAACTTATTATACAGTTTCATCAATTCGTCTTAAAACAACGCCAAATAGATTAGATGCAATTGTAATTCTAACTGCACTTTCTATTTTAGGTATTACAAACAATGCAACCTATAACTGGCAAGTAAGAGCAAGTGGAACGTCTAATGGTGGAACTTGGACTGATGCTGGTCTAGATAGTGCTGTTGAATATAAGATTGGTGGAGGAACTTATACTGGCGGAAGAATACTAGCATCTGGATATACGTATGGTTCCAATCAAGGTTCATCATCAGTAGATATTCTTAAAGAGGCATTATTTAAGTTTCAGTTGGAAAGGGATGCATTAACAGGAACACCTTATGAACTTTCTATTGTATGTGCTTCTAATGCTAATGGTGCAGATATTCACGCTTCTATGGACTGGGAAGAAATTAGTAGGTAACAACTATGTCTGATAATATCTATTTGGGAAATCCAAACCTGAAAAGGGCAAATACACAAATACAATTCACTGAAGAACAAATCATTGAATTCTTAAAGTGTAAGGAAGATCCTGTTTATTTTGCAAAGAATTATATCAAGATTGTTTCTCTGGATCATGGTCTTGTTCCGTTTGAAATGTATCCATTTCAAGAGAAACTTGTAAAGAACTTCCACGAAAATAGATTTAACATTTGTAAGATGCCACGGCAGACTGGTAAATCAACCACCTGCGTATCCTACCTGCTCCACTATGCCGTGTTTAATGATAATGTGAATATTGCTATCTTAGCAAACAAAGCATCTACTGCAAGGGATCTTTTGGGAAGATTGCAACTTGCATATGAGAATCTACCGAAGTGGATGCAGCAGGGTATTATATCATGGAATAAAGGATCACTTGAATTAGAAAATGGATCTAAAATTTCATCCAACTCAACCTCATCATCTGCTGTTCGTGGTGGATCTTATAATGTCATCTTTTTGGACGAATTTGCTTTCATTCCAAATCACATTGCTGATGACTTCTTTGCATCTGTTTATCCTACTATTTCTTCTGGACAGAGTACGAAGGTAATTATTGTTTCCACACCTCGCGGTATGAATCACTTCTACCGCATGTGGCATGACGCTGAGAGGGGTAAGAATGAATATATTCCTACAGATGTCCATTGGTCGGAAGTGCCCGGTAGAGACGAAGCATGGAAGGCACAGACGATTGCAAACACTAGTGAGCAGCAGTTCAAGGTTGAGTTTGAATGTGAATTCTTAGGTTCGGTCAATACATTAATTAATGCGGCAAAACTTCGCAACCTAGTTTATGATGATCCAATAAAAAGAAATGCTGGACTGGATGTTTATGAACATCCAAAAGAAGACCATAATTATTTGATTACGGTTGATGTTGCTCGCGGTATTGGTAATGATTACTCTGCCTTTATTGTGTTTGATATCACAAATTTTCCATATAAAGCTGTTGCAAAATATAGAAATAATGAAATTAAACCAATGCTATTCCCAAGTATTATTCATGAAGTTGCAAAGGGATATAATAATTCTTGGTTATTAATTGAAGTCAATGATATTGGAGATCAGGTAGCAAATATTCTTCATTTTGATTTAGAGTATGATAATGTTTTAATGTGCTCTATGAGAGGTAGGGCAGGACAAATTGTTGGTTCTGGTTTTAGTGGTAAAAAATCTCAACTAGGTGTCAGAATGACTGCCGCAGTTAAGAAGTTAGGTTGTTCTAACTTGAAAACTTTGATGGAAGATGATAAATTATTAACTAATGATTATGATATTATCTCAGAACTGACTACTTTTGCACAAAAACACAATTCTTTTGAGGCAGAAGAAGGTTGTAATGATGATTTAGCAATGTGCCTTGTAATTTTTTCTTGGTTGGTTGCTCAGGATTACTTTAAAGAAATGACGGACAATGATGTTCGTAAAAGAATTTATGAGGAGCAGAAAAATCAAATTGAACAAGATATGTCACCTTTTGGATTTATTTCAGATGGGTTGGAAGATATGAATGTAACAATTGATGTTGAAACGGGAGATAGGTGGATTGTAGCAACAAAAAATGGTGATGAAAATAATCCTTTAGAGACATGGAATTTAGATGAATATGGTGATAGGTCATATATGTGGGAATATAATTAATTAAAGGGTAGGAAATTATAAATACTTTTAGATAATTCTGGATAGTACGGAGAATAAAGATGCCGCTAAATTTAGCATCTCCTGGAATTGTAGTAAGGGAAATTGATTTAACCACTGGAAGAACACAACCATCGTCCAATAAAACTGGAGCAATTGTTGCACCCTTTGCTAAAGGACCTGTAGAAGTACCAACTTTAGTAGAAAATGAGAACGATTTATTAAAAAATTTCGGAGAGCCATATGCTACCGATAAACATTATGAGCATTGGTTAAGTGCATCATCATATCTAGCATATGGTGGATCTTTAAGAGTAGTAAGAGCAGATGATGTTGATTTAAGAAATGGATTTGTTCCTACTTCAGATGGTGCTGCTTCTAGTGTAAAAATCAAAAGTTTAGAGCACTATAAAGAACTGGGATATGATGAAAACACTCTCAATGGAGTTGTAGTTGCATCAAGAAATCCAGGTTCTTGGTCTAATGGCATTAGAGTAGCAATTATTGACAGTAAAGCAGATCAAACTTTATCTGGAATTGTTACCTCTAGTTTATCAATTGGAATGGGAGTAACTCAATCAGTTGATGGAAGACAACTTGCAGGTGTTGGATCTACTTCTGTTCTTGATGGATATCTCAAAGGAATCATTACCGAAATTGGTTCTTCATCCATTTCGGTAAAAGTTCTCAATCATGTATCTAATGTTGGAAATGAAAGTGTAGTAGATTATCAACCATCTGGTGTATATGCATTTTCAACGTCTGGGACAGTAGGATTTACTTCAACTTCACAGACAACTTCATTCGGATCAACTACTTATACATCTACACTTGATTGGTTTGATCAACAAACTATAGGTCTTACAAGTACTTCATCAATTTATTGGAATAATATTGCACCAAGACCAGGAACTTCTGCATATGCTGCAGCAAGAAACTCAAGATTTGATGAAGTTCATGTAGTTGTAATTGATGCTCTTGGAACAATCACAGGTAATGCCGGAGCAATTTTAGAAAAGCACACAGGTCTTTCTAAAGCATCTAATGCAACATTCTCCGTTGGAGATCCTTCATATTGGAGATCTTATCTTTCAAGCAATTCTTCATATATCTTTGGACTTGGAGCACCTACAGGAATTGTAACTACAGGATACTCTTCCGATTTTAATCTTGCAGATGATGTTGCATGGGATCAAGAAGCAGATGGAATAATCTTTGCAGCCTCTGGATCATCAACAAACACTTTAACTGAAGGTAAAGATTATAGTGGAAATGCTAACATTGAAGAAACTAATTCCCTTAAAGTTGATCTTTCAGGTCTTTCATCTGGATATGATTTATTTGAAAATACTGAAAACTTTAAAGTAGATTTTCTCTTAATGGGTTCTGCCGCATATGAGAAAGAAACTGCACAGGCACTTGCAAATAAAATTATTTCTGTTGCAGAATTGAGAAAGGATGCAATTGCATTTGTTTCACCATATAGAGGTTCTCAACTAACTGACACTTCTTCTCAAACCAGTGTGACAGTGAGATCTGCTGCGGATATTACAGATAAACTGATTTCATTCTATTCCCCAGTAGCATCTTCATCATATGGAGTATTTGATAGTGGATATAAGTACATGTATGATAGATTCTCAAATACTTTCAGATATGTCCCATTAAATGGTGATATGGCTGGACTTTGTGCTCGTAATGATATTAATAACTTCCCATGGTATTCTCCAGCAGGAACAACAAGAGGTGCGATTTTAAATGCAGTTAAACTTGCATACAATCCAACAAAATCTCAAAGAGATGTTCTTTATAGCAATAGAATCAATCCAGTAATCTTCTCACCTGGAGCTGGAATTATTCTATTTGGAGATAAGACTGGTTTAGCAAAAGCATCAGCATTTGATCGTATTAATGTTCGTCGTCTTTTTGTATATCTTGAGGATGCTATTTCAAGAGCAGCAAAGGATGTTTTATTTGAATTTAATGATGAGATTACCAGAACAAACTTTGTAAATACTATTGAACCATTCCTTCGTGATGTTCAATCAAAGAGAGGAATTTTTGATTATATCGTTGTTTGTGATGAAACAAACAACACTAGTGCAGTGATCGACAATAATGAATTTATTGCCGATATTTACATCAAACCATCAAGATCAATCAATTATATTGGACTTAATTTTATTGCCACCAAAACTGGTGTTGATTTCCAAGAAGTCATCGGTAACTTTTAATTTAGAGGTTTAAAAAACTATGGCAACTAGACAACAACTAAATCCACCTCCACTAAGAAAGATTACTGACTTCAAAAGTAAGTTAACTGGTGGTGGTGCTCGTTCTAACTTATTTGAAGTCGTTCTTTCTTTCCCAGATATTGCTGCAGCAGACATTAATGTTCTAGATAAAGCAAGATTTTTGGTCAAAGGTGCAAATTTACCAGCATCAAATGTAGCTCCACTAGATGTTCCATTTAGAGGAAGAACTTTAAAAGTTGCTGGAGACAGATCATTTGAAAGTTGGACAGTAACTGTAATCAATGACACCGATTTTTCAATCCGTTCTGCTATGGAAAATTGGATGAATAAAATTAACAGAGTTTCTGATAACACTGGTGAAACTAATCCAGCATCATATACTGCAGATGCATTTGTATACCAACTTGATCGTGATGGATCTACTTTAAGAGCATATCATTTCTATGACATTTTCCCAACATCAATTGGAGCAATTCCTTTGGATTATAATACAAGTACAATTCAGGAATTCCCCGTAGAGTTTCAAATTCTTTGGTGGGAAGCTGTTAAAGGTAATTCACCTTCTGCTGGTGGGGAAGACATCAACTAAATAGTTTATACAAGCAATTTAAGTTTATAAAATGGCGAAACTTTTTGGTTTTTCAATTGAAAATAATGATAAAAAATCTAAGTCTATAGTTTCCCCCGTACCTCCAAATAATGAGGACGGGGTTGATTATTTTATTCAATCTGGATTTTATGGCCAATATGTAGATATTGAAGGAGTCTATAGAACAGAATATGATCTAATTAGAAGATATCGTGAAATGGCACTTCACCCAGAATGTGATAATGCCATAGAAAGTGTTGTTAATGAAGCAATAGTTAGTGATTTATATGATTCTCCAGTAGAAATTGAATTATCTAATTTAAATGCTAGTGATCGTTTGAAGGAAATTATTAGAGCAGAATTTAGATATATTAAAGAAATGATGGACTTTGATAAAAAGTGCCATGAAATTTTTAGAAATTGGTACATTGATGGACGTTTATTTTATTTAAAAGTCATTGATCAAAAAAATCCAGAATCAGGTATTCAGGAATTGAGATATGTTGATCCAATGAAAATGAAGCATGTTCGTCAAGAAAAAAAGACTGAAAATCAATTAGAAGGATATAGAAATTTAAATTTAAGATCTGGAAATGATGCAGATCAATATGCTTTTCCAGAAATAGAAGAGTATTTTGTTTATACTCCAACTCCCAATTTTCCATCAGGAACAATTAGTGGTGGATCTAAAAAAGGAGTCAAAATTGCAAAAGATTCAGTAACTTATTGTACTTCAGGATTAGTAGATAGAAATAAAGGTACAATACTTTCATATTTACATAAAGCAATCAAGGCACTCAATCAACTTCGTATGATTGAGGATTCTTTAGTCATTTATCGTCTTTCGAGAGCACCAGAAAGAAGAATTTTTTATATTGATGTTGGAAATCTTCCTAAAGTAAAGGCAGAACAATATCTCAAAGAAGTGATGAGTCGTTATCGTAATAAACTTGTTTACGATGCAAACACTGGAGAAGTTCGTGATGATAGAAAGTTTATGAGTATGCTTGAAGATTTCTGGCTTCCTCGCCGTGAAGGTGGTAGAGGTACTGAAATCACTACTCTTCCAGGTGGACAAAATCTTGGAGAACTTTCAGATATTGAATACTTCCAAAAGAAACTTTACAGAGCACTAGGAGTTCCTGAAACTAGAATTGCTGGTGGTGGTGATGGATTTAATCTTGGAAGATCCTCAGAAATTCTTCGTGATGAATTAATGTTCTCGAAATTTGTAGGTAGATTGAGAAAAAGATTCTCAAATTTATTTAATGATATTTTACGCACACAATTATTACTAAAAAATGTCGTTTCCCCAAAAGATTGGGAACAAATGTGTGATCACATTCAGTATGACTTTTTATATGATAATCATTTTGCCGAATTAAAAGAAGCAGAACTACTTACAAACAGATTAACATTAGCAACAACTGTAGAACCATTTATTGGAAAATATTATTCTACGGAGTATGTTCGTAAAAAAATACTACGTCAGACTGATTCTGAGATTATTGAAATTGATCTCCAAATTGAAGATGAAATTGCTAAAGGTATTTTACCAGATCCAAATGCCCCCGTAGATGAAATGGGAAATCCAATCCCACAAGATCAGCAACCGCAAGATATTCAACAAGGAGCAAGTGGAGAAGTACCTATGGAACCATCTGTAGATACTTCCTCTTTAGAAATTCCACAACCTAAAGGTGGGAAAATATAAATAATCGTATAAATATAAAATCAATTTTTATGGAAGAACTTATCGATTTGATTGCTACTGATGAATCACCTTCAAAGGTGTCCGAAAAAATTAAAGAATTACTATATGCAAAAACTGCAAACAGAATAGATGCTGTTCGTCCAGAAGTTGCATCAATAATGTTTGATAATGAAGAGACTTCTGGAGATGATGAATAATGGCTATAAAAATAGTTCAAAACGTCAATAGAATTTCCCCCACAGTTTCTACGGCTGCTACTAGTAATCCTATTGCGTTAAAAAGTGGATATATTAGAGTATCTACTGGAGTCACTGCAGTGTATGTTGAAACTGGTGGTGATCCAATTGTAACCAATAATTCTTTCCATTTGCCACCTTATGGTAGCGAAGTATTGAAAGAAAGAATTGCTAAGCAACAAATTGCAGGTATTACTACAGGAACATCAACTGTAATTTTATTTTCAAATAATGCTGGCAATCCCTTTCTCTTGGGAGATTATGTAACAATTGAAAATGCACAACCATCTGGAATTAATACAGTTCACCAATTAGTTACATCATTGACAGATTCATCAATCACAATATCAGCAAATACATCAAGTATTGTTGGAATAATTACAACTTCAGGATCTACTGTTTCGAGAAGTGTGAAAGTGTCTGCTATTGCTGAAAGTTCTTCGACAAATGTCAGTATAACAGAAATAGTCCAATTAGTTTCCGAATAAAAAAAATGAAACTCATCACAGAAGAAGTATCACAAGTTAAATTTATTACTGAAGGAAAAGGATCTCAGAAAAAACTGTACATTGAGGGAGTTTTCCTTCAAGGTGATATTTGTAACCGTAATGGAAGAATGTATCCAATGGATACTCTTTCTCGTGAGGTAAAGAGATATACAGAGTCCTTTATCAATAAAGGTCGTGCTCTTGGTGAACTAGGACATCCTGATGGACCTACAGTAAATCTAGATCGTGTTTCTCATAAGATTGTTTCCCTCGAACAGAATGGAACAAACTTTAGAGGAAAAGCACAACTTCTTGAAACTCCTATGGGTAAGATTGCAAAATCTCTCATTGATGAAGGAGTAATGCTTGGTGTTTCTTCTCGCGGTGTTGGATCATTAAAAATGACCAATGAAGGTCATAAAATTGTTGGTGAAGATTTTATGTTAGCAACCGCTGCTGATATTGTTGCTGATCCTTCTGCTCCTGATGCATTTGTTCAGGGAATTATGGAAGGCAAAGAATGGATTTGGGATGGAGGAATACTTCGTGAAAAACTCCTAGAATCTACAAAACGTAGAATTAATACTTTAGTAGATGAAAGAACTCTCAGTGAACATAAAGTTAATTTATTTCAAGAGTTTCTTTCAAATCTTTAAATTATAAATAAATATAGATTATAACACAATCAATCTAAAATGTCCGTTGGTAGAAATTTACAAGAAATGGAAAACGTAGTAACCAAAGGGGCTGCATCTGCCGAACCAATGCACAACATTGCACAGAATCCTTCTGGCGTAATGATTCCAGGACAAACTGGTGCTTGGGAAGACTTAGGCGGTCCAACTCCACAGAATTATCGCCCAGATGATAGTTCCGCAGCATTAAGAACTCCTGGAGCAACTCTTGCTCAAGTTAAGAATGTAGTTAATGCAAAAGCTAGTGCTGCAGAAGGCCCAAGAACTTCCGCTACTCCTGTTGCTGCTCCAGGTCAAGGTGTGAGAGAAGAGACCGAAGATGATGAAGATCTTATTGATGAAGAAGAATTTGATGAAGATGAAGAAGTAGTTTCTGAAGCTTCTGAAGAAGACGAAGACGAAGAAGACGAGGACGAAGAAGAGGAAGAAGATAAGAAAAAAGGTAAAAAGAAAGTGGAAGAAGAGTTCGACATCGAAGAAGATGTAAATGCTCTTCTTGCAGGTGAAGATCTTTCTGAAGAATTCCAAGAAAAAGCACGTACTATTTTTGAAGCTGCTATTAAAACTAAAGTTAGTGAAATCAAAGAGCAACTTCAAGAAACCTACGAAAATGCTTTAATCGAAGAAGTTGAATTTATCAAGGAAGAATTAACTGAAAGAGTTGATTCCTATCTTGAGTATGTTGCTGATGAATGGATTCAAGAAAATGCTCTTGCAATTGAGCAAGGTATTAAAACCGAAATGACTGAATCATTCCTTAATGGAATGAAGCAACTTTTTGAAGATCATTATGTTTCAATCCCTGAAGATAGATATGATGTAATCGAGAGTATGGTAGATAAACTTGATGACATGGAAGAAAAACTCAACGAGCAAATCGAAAGAAATGTTGCTCTTAATAAAAGATTAGCAGAGTCAGTTGCTGATGTAATTTTTGCAGATGTCGCTGAGGGTCTTGCACTTTCTCAGAAAGACAAACTCGCTTCTCTTGCCGAAAATGTTGAGTTTGATGGTGAGGAAAACTATCGTGAGAAACTGGTAACACTGAGAGAATCTTATTTCTCATCAAATACTAGTGCTCAAAGAAATGACTCTGAAAATTTATCAGAAGAAGTTTCTTATAATGAACCTGATCACTCAGTTTCACCAATAATGGAAGCATATCTTCAAACTCTTAGCAGAGTCGCTAAAAACTGATTTTTAGATTATAAAGTCAAACAAAACTTTTTTTCAAAGAGGTAAATTTCAATGCAGATGTACAACGCAGAATATCTGCAGGAGAAGTGGGCACCAATCCTTGATTATCAAGGAATGGATCCAATCAAAGATTCACATCGTAGATCGGTAACCGCTATCCTGCTCGAAAACCAAGAAAGAGAACTTCGTGAAGAGCGTTCATTCCTTTACGAAGCTTCCCCAACCAACTCTGCCGGTACTGGCGGATTTAGTGGCAGTGCTGCAGGTGGCACTGGAAGCCCAGTAGCAGGTTTCGACCCTGTTCTGATTAGTCTTATTCGCCGTTCAATGCCTAATTTGATCGCTTATGATCTTTGTGGCGTTCAACCAATGAATGGTCCTACTGGACTTATCTTCGCAATGCGTTCACGTTATCAGAACCAGTCTGGAACTGAAGCATTCTACAACGAAGCAGATTCGGCATTCTCTGGTCAGAACAACAGTCGTAATCGTACCGCAGGATTTATTGATGGTACTGTTGGTTTAGGTACTACCAGTCAAGCAGGTTCTAATCCTTCAATCCTTGATGCAACCAATGCTAACCAGCAAGCATATAATGTTGGCGAAGGTATGACAACTGGTGATTCCGAAGCTCTTGGCGACGGAAATACCAATTACTTTAACGAAATGGCTTTCTCAATCGAGAAGCTTACCGTTACTGCTAAGTCACGCGCACTCAAGGCTGAGTATAGTTTAGAACTCGCACAAGACCTCAAGGCAATTCACGGTCTGAATGCTGAAGCGGAACTTGCAAATATTCTCTCAACTGAGATTCTTGCTGAGATCAACCGCGAAATCATTCGTACCATTTATAAGGTTGCTGTTCCTGGTGCTCAGGTTAACACTGCTACTCAGGGTACTTTTGACCTCGACGTTGACTCCAACGGTCGTTGGTCAGTTGAGAAGTTCAAGGGTCTTATTTTCCAAATCGAGCGCGATGCTAACGCTATCGCACAGCAAACTCGTAGAGGGAAGGGTAACATGATCCTCTGTTCTGCTGACGTTGCTTCGGCACTCACCATGGCAGGTGTTCTTGACTACACCCCAGCACTCAATGCTAACCTTCAGGTTGATGACACTGGTAATACTTTTGCTGGTGTTCTCCAAGGTAAGTATAGAGTCTATATCGACCCATATGCAGCAAACGTTGCTGCTAACCAGTTCTATGTTGTTGGTTATAAGGGTGCATCTCCTTATGATGCTGGTCTCTTCTACTGCCCATATGTACCTCTCCAGATGGTACGTGCTGTAGGTGAGCAAACCTTCCAGCCAAAAATTGGATTCAAAACTCGTTATGGAGTTGTTGCGAATCCATTTGCTAAGGGTGCTACTGCTCCTACTGCCCCAGATAACATTGCAACCAACTCAAACGTTTACTACAGAAGAGTTAAGGTCAGCAACCTCATGTGAGTTAATTCACAATCTGTTCAAGAGGGTCGAAAGACCCTCTTTTTTTATCTAAATACAAATAAAAATAATGTCCAATCCAATTTCTGCTAATCAAATTTCAAACAGAAATTTTTTATCTCCTGTAGGATTTAAATTTACTCTTGCCAAAAATCCTAAAGTATCATTTTTTTGCAATAGTGCAAAAATTCCAGAAATTACTTTAGGTATTGAAATGCAACCATCATATTTAAAAATTCTTGATGTTCCAGGTGATATTATAACTTATGGTGATTTATCATTAAAATTTTTAGTTGATGAAGATCTTGTTAATTATATGGCAATTCATAATTGGATTACAGGACTTGGATTTCCAGAAACAACAGAGCAATATAAAAATTTAATTCAAACTGAAGATGAACTACAAGATCCAAAAAAAGCATTTAGTGATGGAAGTTTATATATTTTAGACAATAATTATAATACCAATGCAGTCGTAAAATTTAAAGATTTATTTCCAGTTTCTTTATCTTCTTTAGATTTTGATGCAACTAAAACTGATGTTCAGTACTTTACAGCAGAGGTAATTTTCAAGTATACTATCTACAATATCCTAGACAAAAACAATAGTCCCCTATGAATCTTGATGAAATCCAGGAGATGTGGCAGAGAGATTCTGTCATCGATCCTGATAATTTACACGATGAATCTTTAAAAATTCCTCAGTTACATTCAAAGTATTATACAATCTATAATACCATTACCCTTCTCCGTGAAAAGGCAAGAGAAACTTATAATAGAGTCAGATTGGAACGCTATAACTACTACACAGGAAAGGCACCAGCAGAGGTTTATGTAGAAGAACCTTTTCCATATAAAGTTCGGGACAAAGAGGCGTTACAGAGGCATATGGACGCCGATGAGAGATTGAATAAAATTGATCTCAAAATCAGATATTACGACATTATCTTAAAGTTCCTTGAGGAAATTATTAAGACAGTTTCTAATCGAACTTATCAAATAAAAAATGCTCTGGAATGGCATAGGTTCCAAGCAGGATTTAATTGATCAAATAAATATTCATAACTGATATTTTATGAATGTCTCATTTGGTCATATCAAAAAAGAATGAGGTTTACTTGCAAATAGAAGCAGAACCTCATGTATATTATGAATTGAGAGATGCATTTCAATTCGATGTTCCCAACGCTAAATTCTCACCAGCATATAAGAACAAATGGTGGGATGGAATCATTTATTTGTTTAATGTAAACACGAAAGAAATATACGTTGGTTTATTAGATAAACTTATAAGATTTTGTGAGAATCACAATTACACTTATGAGTTTCGAAACAATAAGTATTATGGTCTTCCATTTGAAGTCAATGAAATGATTTCACATGAAGGTGTAAAAGACTATATGACTTCTATTTGCAAGTATGCTCCCCGCGATTACCAAGTTGAGGGAGTATACGACGCTTTAAGACATAATCGCAAGTTACTGATATCTCCAACTGCTTCTGGAAAGTCGTTGATGATATATTCGATTGTCCGATATTACGTTGAGAAAGGACAAAATACTCTGATAGTCGTTCCGACGACATCCCTTGTAGAACAGATGTATAAAGATTTTGCAGATTATGGATGGGATGTGGGTTCATTTTGCCACAAGATCTATGCTGGAAAAGAAAGAGAAACAGACTCTCAGGTAATCATCACAACCTGGCAATCTATCTACAAACTTCCCCGACAATATTTCTCAAGATTTAATGTGGTAGTTGGAGATGAAGCACACCAGTTCAAATCTAAGTCATTAGTATCTATAATGACAAAACTTTCTGATGCAAAGTATCGGTTTGGATTTACTGGAACTCTTGATGGTTCAGAAACTCATAAGTGGGTTTTAGAAGGTTTATTTGGGCCTTCTTACAAGATTATTCGTACAGATGAGTTAATGCAGAAGGGTCATGTTGCAACATTGGATATTAATATTCTTTTACTTAAACATAATCCTCATCGATTTGATAACTTTGAAGAAGAAGTTCAATATATTATCAATCATGAAAGAAGGAATAAATTTATTAAAAATCTTGCAATTGATCTTAAAGGAAATACCCTTATACTTTTTTCAAGAGTTGAAGGTCATGGTCAACCATTATACGAACTCATAAATAAGAGTATCTCTGAAAATCGTCAAATATTTTTTGTTCATGGAGGGGTTGCTACTGAAGATCGTGAACAGGTAAGAGAAATTACTGAAAAAGAAAATAATGCAATTATTGTTGCTTCATATGGAACTTTTTCCACAGGAATTAATATCAAAAACTTACATAATGTAATCTTTGCATCACCATCAAAATCAAGAATTAGAAACCTTCAATCAATTGGAAGAGTTTTAAGAAAAGGAAATCAAAAGACAAAAGCAACTTTATATGATATTGCTGATGATATTAGTTATAAGTCAAGAAAAAACTATACGCTCAATCATCTAATGGAACGTATCAAAATTTATAACGAAGAAAACTTTAATTATGAAATTGTAAATATTCCTCTAAAAGATCAATGAGTGAAGAATTTTATTGCGTTTTAAAATTAGTGTCTGGTGAAGAAATATTTTCACTAGTGGTTATAGATGAAAATGATGGAGATACTTTAATTGTTCTTCAAAATCCAGTTACAATTAAAATAACAAAAGAATATAAAAATACATATGTAAAAGTTAAACCATGGATTGATTTATCATCTGATGATTTCTTTATCATAAGACTTGATAAAGTTATTACAATGACTGAAAGTAAAGATATTAAAATAATTGAACTTTATAATAATTATCTGAACGATAGAGAAACAATTGACTCTTATAATTCTTCAGGTATCGTAAAACCTTCATCTAAAATGGGATATATATCATCAGTTGAACATGCCAGGGAAAGGCTTGAAAAGATCTTTAAAGGTATTAAAGAAAGCTAAGTTCTCATCTTCAATGGAGACAAACCTAGTCTACTGGTATTTGAGCATCTTGTCAAGCCCTTTGATGATGTGCTATAATAAACAAAAGTTATCGTAAATGAGTCCGATGTATGTCCAAGAAAAAACCAGAACATTATGTAAATAATAAAGAATTATTAGAAGCACTTATTGTATATCGTACAAAGGTTGCAGCTGCTAAAGAGGCAGGTCTTCCTAAACCACGTATTACAAACTATTTGGGAGAGTGTTTTCTAAAGATTGCGACTCATTTATCATATAAACCAAACTTTGTGAATTATATGTTCCGTGAGGATATGATTTCTGACGGGATTGAAAATTGTGTTCAATATATTCATAATTTCAATCCAGAAAGGTCACAGAATCCTTTTGCATATTTTACTCAGATTATTCATTATGCATTTTTGAGAAGAATTCAAAAGGAAAAGAAACAGTTAGAAATTAAAACTAAGATTATTGAGCGTACTGGGTTTGATGAGGTTATGACAATTGATGACGGATTACTTTCTGGCAACAATTCGGAATATAATTCAATGAAGGATAATATTCAATACCGCAGTAATCGATGAAAGTTGCAATTTTAACAGATACTCATTATGGTGCCCGCAAAGGTTCTAAACACTTGCACGATCATTTTGAACTTTTCTATAAGAATGTATTTTTCCCTGCCCTTGAAGAACACGGGGTAGAAGCAGTCATTCATATGGGTGATGCCTTTGATAGTCGTAAGTCAATTGATTATCAAAGTCTTGAATGGGCAAAGAGAGTTG